CCATGCGACCATGGTTGGCACAATCAACATTACGGGTACGGCGAGCAACTCCAACAAGGTGTTGAAGGTGAACGCCCTTTATGTGGCGAACGTCGACGGAACAAATGCCTGCGACGTGACCGTGGACATCTTCAGGTCGTCCACCGCGTACAAAATCGCCCACACCATCGCCGTCCCAGCGGACGCGACGTTGGACATCATCTCCAAGTCCATCTATTTGGAGGAAGGTGACGCGCTGCGCGTCACCGCTTCGGCAAACTCCGACCTTGAGGCTGTTTGCTCGTACGAGGAGATTAGTTGATGCGTAAGCGTGGTGGGCGTATCGGTCCGCGCCAATTGGTAACCGTTTCTTCTGCCTCTGGATTTTGGGACCTCAATACCATTCAACAGGAGCGAGGACAAAACAACTGGTCGGGGAGTTCAATCGAATTAGAATGGCTTTGTGTTGCTGGCGGCGGTGGTGGCGCAAGGGGGCATTACTTCGGTCCAAATGGCGGCGGTGGCGGTGGTGGTGGTTATCGCTCATCGGTTGGTACTGAAAATACTGGTGGCGGATTACCCGCAGAATCACGTATACAAGCACTCCCTGGCGTTACATACACGCTCACGGTTGGTGGTGGCGGCGCTGGGGGTTCCGGTGGAACAAATGGTGTGAATAGTTCAATAAGCGGAAGCAATATAACGACGATTACCTCACTTGGTGGAGGTGGCGCAGGATACAGCAGTAATAATGGCAACAGCGGCGGCTCTGGTGGCGGCAACGGCGGAGGCGGAAGTGGAGCCGTGGGAGGAACTGGACAATTGGGTCAGGGGTTCAATGGGGGTCCTCAAATCAATAGCTTTCCTGGCGGTGGCGGCGGTAGTGCTAGTGCTGGTAACAGCGTAAGTGCGGGTTCTGGTGGCAGAGCGGTATCGTCAATTATAAATGGCACTGCAACCAAGCGAGCGGGCGGCGGTGGTGGCGGTAATAACGCCAATGTAGAAGGTGGTGGTTCTGGAGCCGAGGACGGATACGGCGGTCCAGGCGGAGGTATCAATACTGGTGGTGGCGGTGGTGGTGGAACGCAAAACCACAATCACGGTGGAGTCGGCGGTACAGCCGGAGGCTCGGGAGTTATAATTGTCCGCTATCCAACATCCTTCTCGCTTGCAACTACGACAGGTAACCCGAGTTACTTAAATACCAGCGGTTATCACGTTTATACATTTACAGGCTTAGGCTCCATAACACTGTGAACACAGGAGGAATAACATGGCTCACTTTGCAAAAATAGAAAACGGAATCGTCACCCAAGTCATCGTCGTCAACAACGACGCGATTGAGGGAGGCGACTTCCCCGCCAAGGAACCGCTCGGTCAGGAATTCTGCACCGGGCTACTGGGCGGCGTTTGGAAACAGACTTCCTACAACGGCAACTTCAGAGGACGATACGCTGGCGTCGGCTACGCGTACGACGAGGAACTTGACGCGTTCATCTCTCCCAAGCCGTACGCGTCGTGGACGCTGAACGAGGAGACCACCGACTGGGAGGCGCCAGTTGCCAGACCAGCTGAAGGCATGTGGGTGTGGAACGAGGACGAGCAACGCTGGGACGAATTCGTTCAAGGAGAATAATTCGTGCCGCTGTCTTTTCCCGCTAACCCGACGATCAACCAGACCTACACTGAGGGTACTCGAACGTGGCGCTGGAACGGTACGACTTGGAAGGTCGTCTCTTTCTTAACGCCCTCAATTGTGGCTGGTTCAGTTGGCTCGAGCGAACTTGCCAGTAACGCCGTCACCACGGCCAAGATCGCCGCCGGTGCGGTGACTGCCGCGAAATTGGGAGGCGACATTTCGCTCACGCCTGCGGACGGTTCGATAACGGCAGCGAAAATCGCTTCCGATGCCGTGACCGAAGCAAAGATACTCAGCGGCTCCGTCACGCAGAACAAACTCGCCTCCGGTCTTTCTGGTATCACCGTCACGACCACCGCGCTAAGAGATTCGGTCATCACCAGTCCGTTCAACGGTCAGTTCGCGTTCATGACCGACACGCAGTCATTGCAAAGATGGAACGGTTCGGCGTGGATTTCGGTAATCACCACCGTTCCGACCGCCGCTCCGACGAGTCTTGCGGTGGTGAGCACAACCTTAACAACGGTGACGATTTCTTTCTCGGCTGGAGCGGACGGCGGCTCAACGATTACCAACTACCAATACGCTCTCTCCACCAACGGAGGTTCAACGTTTAGCGAGTATGTTGCGTTGTCGCCAGCGGACGGCACAAGCCCGATAACGATTACTGGGTTGTCCTTTGGAACTTCGTATCAAGTGAAGTTGAAGGCGGTCAATGCTCTCGGAACCGGTTCCAGCGAATCTTCCGCGCTGTCGTTCACCACTATCGGAATACCGATTCAGTATCTAGTTATTGCTGGTGGCGCGAGTGGCAGTGGTGGAACTGCTGGCGGCGGCGGCGCTGGCGGATATCGTTCGTCGGTAACTGGCGAATCGTCAGGTGGTGGCTATGCGGCAGAAAGCGCAATAACCGTATTGTCCAACACAATATACACAGTGACGGTTGGTGGCGGTGGTGCTGGCAGCGGTACTCAAAGTTACGGAAACAATGGTACAAATTCAGTATTTTCGTCAATTACTTCCATTGGTGGCGGTAGGGGCGCTTATACCCCAGGTACCAATAATGCATCAAGCGGCGGTAGTGGTGGTGGTGGTGCAAATTACGAGTTTCCAATAAGCCAACCAGGTACGGGAACGCCTGGTCAGGGTTATGGCGGTGCCACCGCTCCGGGCAACGGCGGTGGCGGTGGCGGTGGTGCTGGCGGAGCGGGCAGTGGAAGAAACGGGGGAATAGGTCTAAATTCATCAATAACTGGTTCTTCTGTCGCCAGGGCTGGCGGTGGTGGTGGTGGTGGTCACGGTGACCCAGGCAGTGGGGGCGCTGGCGGTGGTGGTAATGGTAATAATGCGGGGGCGTTTCCTGGTCAACAATTTACAGGCAGTGGCGGCGGGGGTGGTTGGTACTATGCCAATGGCACTGGTGGTGCAGGCGGCTCTGGCATCGTCATCCTTCGCTACGCAGATACGTTTCCACTCGCGTCCTCCACCACCGGTTCTCCGACGGTCGTGACCAGCGGCGGCTACAGGATTTATACTTTTACTGGTTCTGGCTCGATTAGGTGGTGATGTATGCCGATTGATTTCCCCGACTCCCCGACTAACGGCAACATTTTTTATGTTGGCGGAAAAGCTTGGGAATACAACAATGGTAAATGGTTGTTGCTTCCCGGTGGATCGCTTGTGGGGATCTACAGTCAGGCAAAGATTGACGGTGGTTTGCATGATACCCTTGTAGAAGCACAAGTACTTGACTTGGATTCTTCTCAAACACTTGACGGAGGCACGGCGTAGTGGCAACTATTCAAATTCGCAGAGGAACGGCGGCACAATGGACTTCGTCCAACCCCGCCCTGCAAGCTGGCGAGATGGGATTCGAGACCGACACCTTGAAGGTGAAAATCGGCAACGGCGCAACGGCATGGAATGACCTTTCGTACATTGTCGATACCACGGGTTATGTCACTCTCGCTGATACGCAAACTCTCACGAATAAAACGCTTACGAGCCCGACGATTACTGGCGTCTCACCCGTCATCACCCTTGCTGGAGATTTGACGGGCTCGGTGACTCTTACGAACTTGGGCAACGGCACGCTTACTGCCACTGTTGCCGCTAACTCTGTTGCGCTTGGAACAGACACGACTGGCAACTATGTTTCTGATGTAACAGCAGGGACGGGCGTCTCTGTAACACACACGCCAGGCGAGGGTTCAAGTCCGACCATCGCCATCGGTCAGTCCGTTGCCACTAATGCAGCAGTCACATTCTCAAGCATCAAAACAACTTCCGTAATTGAAACATATGCGGCTTCGTCTATTGGCGCTACGGGGACCACTGCGATTGATGTGGAACTCGGAACCATTTACTACCTGAACAACGCCACAGCCAACTTCGTGCCGAATTTAAGATGGAATTCTTCAACGACGCTCGACTCCAAGTTGGTAAACGGAGAAATGGCAACCGTCTCTTGGATGGTAACCAATGGGGGGACGGCCTACTATGCAACCTCAGTGCAGATCAACGGAACGACATCTGGGGTGACGACAAAATGGCAGGGCGGCACGGCTCCAACCTCTGGCAACACCAACTCTGTTGACATGTACACGTTTACCGTGGTCAAAACTGGGACTGGTATATTCTCGGTCTTTGCCGCACAGACGAGATTTGCGTGATGAGGTGAACCGATGCCATTCACAAACAAGATAGGCGGCGGATCGTCCAGAAAATTTGGATTGACTCGAAGAAGTACGTTTTGGCTGTGCAACACGCATTCTGGAATAGCCGTTTTGAACAATGCCGACAAAAAATGTTATTATCCGGCGAACTATGCTGCCACAGCCACCACAACTCAACAACAGGTCCAGGGTTGCCATAGTGGCGGCGGCGCGTGGGGCTCCGACCCATCGACTTGGAGTAGCTGTTGTTCGTGTAGTGGCTGTCCGTATTCAAATTGCATTGGCTGCTTTAGTCTTGGTTGCCAGTGCTATGCCCCCGGTTGGCATCCTCTTGGAAACACAAGTGGTGGCTGCTACGCGCCGTATTACATTACCCAGAATGTCACGTCGTACTCTTGTCCAGTGAACTCAAGCGCAGCCTCGTTGAGCGGAACGACATGCGTGTATCCGGCAACCTACAACGCAACGATGTACTCTTAGAAAAGATTACTCAATCAACAACAAGTTGTTTTTTTATTAATTTTATAATTCTCTGTTTTGACTGAGACCGTTCAAATACTTTGTATCTCTCCGACAATCTGGCAAATCTTTTGAAAGGGGAGACGCTGACAATTGAGGCTCGCAATCTTTCAAGTTCTCGAGTCATTATGAATCTCTTGAAAACTATCTGTTTGTCCGTTTCAAAGTGAACATAGAAAAGAGCCTCATTGGCTGGAATGTTCAATTCATTCACTCCTGGCCACAATTGAAATTCTGCATTCATATTCCTAAACCATTTCCCAATATCAAATCTGCCTGGAACTACCACGCCGTAATTTTGGCTGATGGTTCTCTCAAAATATGGCGCGGTCAAGGTCGCCATCATGCTGTCCTCTTCTGAGAAAAAAAGAATCGGCCACGTGTATTGAATCAAGTTATGACCCTCAAGAGACGGCAAGTGCTTGAAATTAAGGGGAACTTTGTAAATGTTCTGGTCTAGTTGGTTTGCCGTGGGATAGGTAACTCGTTTTCTCACGAAATCCAACCTGGCATGAGTATCTACTGACGATCTGTGAACGAAGGTGTTTTTGGTCAAATCCGAAAATGCAGGACACATCAAGAAATTGTTGTCATTGTCCTTGAGATTTGCTTTTTTGCCAAGGCACTCTTCGTATAAGGATTTTACTTCTGGATACAAATGATTCAAATCGTAGACTTCACTTGCAAAATTTCCAGGAGCCCAATAAATAATAGTTTCGAATTTATTTTTCGGCATTCGGACCTTGTTACCACTTGTTGATCGGACAAGAAGCAGACTTCAAGCGCGTCTTTATCCTCATAAAACAACCACACTCTTTGCATTGCATGGTTGGCTTAAACAAGCGGGGGCACTGTCGGCAAATCTCTAAGCGCTCCTTATAATAGAGAGAATTTTTTGATTCTTCGTTCATCCCCGCTCATCCTCTTCACGATTGACTGCATCAAGGTACTGGGCAAATTTGATGTTTTTAAAAATCCAAAATTGCTGAAGTGCGGAAATGTATGAGTACAGTTTTGCATTCGGCGGATTGATTCCCATGCCGAAACCTTCAAGATACTCATCAAATGCGTTGCGCACTTCTTGAGTCAAATGCTCAAAGATGGTGGCGAAACAAGTCGGGTCGTCGTAGCACAATTCAATCATCGCATCATCGCTTGCCAAAGCGAAAAAATTGCCGTTGTGAATGAGCACAGGACCCATATCGGTTGCTTTAATTTCAAATGACATATTTTTCCCTTCTTTGAAAACACATACTAATACAACTCCAAAACGGAAAAAGACCTATTCTGGCTTGGAAAAAGAACCGGTTTCTGCGTCGTAATCCCAGCCAACGGCAACTACGTTTTTTTGAGAAACTGCAAGTTTTACGATTGTTGGATTTGACGATAAGGCATCTATGTAGTTCTCCATTGCCCGTTTTGTGAGGGTGAACATGGCAGCAACTTGACCATCAACCACAAAGGCAAAAAATTCAAATCCGCTTGGGTTCATAGCCGGGCTATTTGCCGCAGTTGCGGCTACAAAATCTTGTTTTTCCTCGTCAGTCATTTCATCAAAATTTTTCATCATTTTTGCCTCCGACATCATCAAACGAGTGTAGCATTCCGACCCGTGCGGCGCAGGTGGTGGCGGCGCAGGAGTTGGCGGCAACGGGTGATTTGGGGTAAAATAATCCAGGGGATCCTATGGCTCAAACATATAAAGTTCTTGCTCAATCCGCACCGGCATCTACTGTTAATACCGATATCTACACGGTAGGGGCTGGTAAGCAGTCCGTTGCGTCTACAATCACTGTGTGTAATCGAGGAGCAACTGATGCGCAATACCGTCTTGCTGTGCGACCCGGCGGAACGGCCCTTGCTAATCAGCACTACATTGCGTTTAACGCAACAGTGGCAGCTAATGACACCGTGGCCCTTACCCTAGGTGTTACTTCTAGTGCCAACGATGTTTTTACGGTGTATGCGTCAAATGCTAATCTTTCATTTACAATTTTTGGTTGTGAAATAACGTGATTTACACAACGTCGTCGGCATCTGTCCGACGAACTTTTCAACTACGATTTCGTGATTCTTCCCTAACCGGTAACAAGGGTAAGAGAACATATCGATTAGACGTTAAACCTTTAAGTGCAAGAACTGACGACTTTAATCGAGCAAACAACGAAACGATATCAACGGAAAACTTGCTATGGGAAAAATTGCGCGGTAGTTGGCAAATTTCCTCAAACCGATTATTAAGCAATACATCTCCTTCCTCATATCCCCTCGCAACTATTCGTACAAACACTAAAAAGGCAAGGGTACGAATTGGACAAGGTTCTTCTAACTGGGGATGGGGAGCAGCTTTTTGGGTAATTGATCAAAATAACTGGTTTTCTGTAACTACCGACCAGTACACATCAAGCGGATCCTACAGTTTTTACACATGCCCAAACGGTGGGACTCTTTCCGGAAATACGTGTTTAAAAACGTGCACAATACCTGGACGTACCGAAGTCTCTGGTGGTAACTGTTGCAGGCCTCCATACCAAACACTTAATTGCACACCAACTTACCCAAGTTGTACTTGTTTTGATACTGGTGGTTGTCCTTACGACGCTAGTACCGCCCCCGGCTGTCAAGGTTATGACAGGTTTTTTCATAATTGTGGTTGCTATATATTTAGTAATGCTGTTGACCCCTCTCAAGGTGGACTATGTCCCCCTGGGCAGCATTATCACAATGGCATATGTTGGGCAAATTTCGACATCATTAACTATCACGTTACCCCATATACGTACCATGGAAATTGCGTTCAAATAACCTACCCAGATACCTACTATGCTTGCAACTACGAAGCAACTCTTCAAACTGGTAGTTCCACGGCGCACCTTCACCGCTTAATTTTGAGAAAATCAATAAATGGTGTGATAACTACTATTGGAACTAGTCCTGAAATCAACACATCCCAAAACGCTCGACCCTCTTATGTTAACGTACTCACATTAGACAATACAGTAACTATATCTGCCCCCATGGACAACGGATCGGGAACTTTAACTATGACATATAACGCGTCAGCGTCTGATACTCGAGGAATAAAGTTTGGTGTTATTTTTGGAGAAACAAGCGGAGGTTCTGTTGCATCAAATGTTGATAACTTTGAGTACGAGCCGGTGGTTGTATGAACGAAACGCAAGAGGAATCAAGGTTTAAACAACGTTTTTCTATTTGTCAAGTTTGCCCAAGGTTTTTTAAACCAACCGGACAGTGCAAAGAATGCGGTTGTTTTATGCGTATTAAAGCTAGAATTCCTTCTCAAAAGTGTCCGATTGGAAAATGGTGATGGAATACAAACTTATTGACACCGCAAATGGTCCATTAATTCAAAATGGAGATCAGTACATAACTCTTATTGAAGTTCAAGAATTGATTAGTTTGCAAGAAATGGATTCAACTTTTATTAAAACCATGACTGATTTTCTTGCAGAACGTTTTAGGCATCACACTGAAGTGTTTGTTTCAAGTTCTACGGAAGGGTTTTTTTACCCACCGGCGCACATTCACGCATACATCACGGCAGTTCACCAATTTCTACAATTTAAAAACGAGCACTGGCCTCGATACCAGCATTCGTTGGCACAAGCCATGGGACATGTAAACAGAATGGTTTAGATGACAAAAAGTAAAACAATTGGATTTTTAACGCTCGACTGGGCGTGGGGAACAAAACCACTACAACCAAATGGCTGTGCGTGGTATCGCTGTTTGTTGCCCATGAAAGAACTTGAAAAATATGGTTGGCGAGTTGGTATGGGGTTTCCCCAAATCAACGACCAATATGGATTTGGGGTCGTACTAAGTGACAACAAGGCGGTGCACGGGTGGAATATTGTTGTCCTCAAACTAATCATGCTTGGTGACGTAGCAAACGCCATTCCTGCTGCACAAAGAGTTGGTCAAAAAATAATAGTTGACGTAGACGACTTCTTTGAAGATTTGGCAGCTACAAACCGTGCGTACGAAACAACTGATCCCAAAAGGGATTCAAGAAACAATAGGCAACACTACCTAAGAACTATTGAGATGGCCGACGCGGTTATTACGTCTACTCCGTTTTTGTATGACTACTACTCAAAGAAACGTAAAAACGTTTTTTTGGTAAGAAACGGAATTGACATTGATCGATGGACACGCAGAAAAGACAAGGCGATGAGAGTTCCAACGATTGGTTGGGTCGGTGCTACACCATGGAGATCCGGAGACCTTGAGCAGCTCAACCCGTTTTTAGGACCATATTTGAAGCAGAAAGGGCTCAAGTTTCACCACTCTGGACATACTGTAAATGCGCCGTTGGCAGCAACACAACTTGGCGTAAACGTAAATTTTGTTTCAACTTCGCCCATGCGTTCAATTGCGGAATATCCTCTAATGTTTAAAGATATTGACATTGGGATTGTTCCACTCAACAACATTCCGTTTAACCAGGCCAAATCATATATCAAAGGACTTGAGTACGCTGCGGCGGGTGTTCCTTTTATTGCATCTCCTTCTGAAGAATACGTATATTTAGAAAAAGAAATGGTTGGAAGGGTTGCCCATAATAAGGATGAATGGCTTGGTCATTTTAACGAACTCCTTAACCCCAAAGTAAGAAAAGATGACATCGAACTAAATTATGAGATTGTCAAAGAAAAGTTGACAATGGCTTCTAGGGGCAAAGATTGGAATCAAGTAATGGAGCAAATCTTAAACTGCTCTTAAGTGCACCAACAAGTAATAATCTATAATTGTTAAATGCCCAGACGAAAACCCGGCCTTGGAGACCTTGGTCGTCAGCGAGTAAGGGCGGATTTGGCTGCCCTTAAAAAGCAACAACGAAAAGGTGGTGCAACTAAACCCGGACTTGGGGCGCAGGGCAGGCAACGGATTAAAGACTCTTTAGCGCAATTTGCGCTTGCCGACGAAGCTACTCGAGAAGCGTTGTTTAATATTGAGGAAAACTTTGATCCTTGGACAGCAGCTACTCCTGGATATGACAACGCGAGAAAAGAAATGTTGGGAGAACGAACAAACGGACAAGACAGCACCCGTCTTTCATATTGTCAGTATTTCTTTAATCCCAATACTCTAGTGGGCGATATGTATGTGGATTTTCGCGGAAAAGCGGGAAGGCGAAACGGAAACCGCTACATGTACACAAACGTTCCAGTGTATGCCGCCAAACGATTTTACACCGCCCTGTCAAAAGGTAAAAGTATTAATCGAGCCCTTAACGGTTTAGAACAGTTTGGATACATGCCGTACAACGATGAAAAACATTTTTCTAAAATACCGGCATCTGAGCTTGGTGCAAAAATTCAACGAGGAACATTTGGAAACGTTGCCAATGCTGTTGAAAGGGCAACTGAGTTTAAACCACGACAACAGTCCGATCAGGGTCCAGCACAGCCACGTCTGTTTGACTAGAATCTACACATGAAGTTAAATGTTGTTTATGGGTTTGGTTCTTTTTATTGGATTATCAGGGACAACGGCGTTAAAAAAATACCCGTTATATCTTCTGGGTGGGTTCACGAATTAGGGGGATATTGGAGAAAAGGCAAAGGGTTACAGGTACGTGTTCTTAAATATGTGTTTCAGGTTGGAATTTGTACAAAATCACAAACAAAAATGGATGAGCAAGATGGGCTTTTGTATGCTTTAAATGGAAGAATGATGGATGTTAAATCACAAGAAATTGGAGATTGGAAATGAAATTGTTTAAAAAACAAGAATCTGGACTTAACAATCAAACACCAACTAGGGCACAGCAACGGGCAGCGTTGTTGGACGGCCCATCTCTAAAAATTTGGATTGATTCAAGCATCATGGGGCTTGGCGCTGCTTTTGACAAGTGGCGATATCATAGGGGTCCGGAGGAAGAAGTTACTCAACACATTGAAGCAATTACGGTAATCTGGGATGAGATAAAGAAACGAGGAAACAATGAGTAGATACTTTAAAGACATACAACGACTTTCACAAGACGTTGCTCAACTAGTGGGAATGCCTGGTAATAAAACTTTTTTTGAAGAGTCGTTTACCATCGAGCGGACGTATCAGTGTGTAAAATCTGAAGAAATGCTTGAGTTTTTGTTGCGTGTTAGAGACGTTATTGAAAGTATTGATAAACCAAGGCCGAGAGAAAATCCCGATCAACTAACGTTATTTTAAAGTTTTATGTCTGACGTTTTGGATGAAGAACTATTACCAGAAGACATTTCTGAAGAATTAGACGAAACATCAGCTGAGTTTGTTGATCAATTAGTCACTAAATTAGTTTTGTTTACGGAACAATTTTGTAATATTGAATTGTTTCCTTACCAAGTACCCATTGCATATCGCATGGTTGAGTCTATTGTTTTGGGTGATGGTGAAGAAATGACGTTAGTGGCTACTCGTCAAAGTGGTAAATCAGAAGTAGTTTCTAATGTTTTAGCGGCAATGATGGTTATCTTGCCAAAACTTGCTCCTGTATACCCAACGTGGTTGTCAAAATTTAGTAAAGGTTTTTGGTGTGGGGTATTTGCTCCAGTTGAAGATCAAGCTGACACCGTTTTTAGTCGCATTGTTAGCAAACTTACTAGCGACCACGCGCTTAATTTCCTTCTCGACTCAGAAATTGACGACAAGACTCAGGCGGGGGGCACTCGCGGGAAAGGAAAGATCATTTCCCTTAAGCGTTCTGGATCACTTTGCCGCATGCAGACTTGTAACCCTAAAGCAAAAATTGAATCAAAAACTTATCACTTTATATTAATTGACGAGGCTCAAGAAGCAGACGAATTTGTTATCGCCAAATCCATCAAACCAATGTTGGCGTTTAACAACGGAAGCATCATGCTTACTGGGACCGCAACTCGTAACAAATCTTACTTTTACAAAATGATTCAATACAACAAACGACGAGTCAACAACAGAACTCGTAACTTTAGAGAATGTCATTTTGAATACGATTGGAAAGTTGCTGCTAAGTACAACAACAATTATGCCAAGTTTATTTCTAAAGAAAAGTTGCGTATTGGGGAAGATTCTGACGAATTTCAAATGTCGTATTGCAATAGATGGATGCTTGAAAAGGGAATGTTTGTTACTGAAGAACGGTTAGAGCGGTTGTACGACCCTTCCATGCCCATGGTTAAACAATGGTGGCGTACTCAAGTTGTTGTTGGTATTGACGTAGCTAGATCTAACGACTCAACAGTTGTGACGGTTGTGTGGGTTGATTGGGACCACCCGGATCCTTTTGGCTTTTACGAGCATCGAATCCTTAATTGGCTGGAAATCCATAATGAGGAGTGGGAGCAGCAATATTTTCAAATCATTGAGTTTTTGCGTAATTACGAAATACTAAGAATTGGAGTTGATGCCCAAGGAGTGGGTGGGGCAGTTGCCGAGCGTCTGCAGATCTTGTTGCCCCAAATTGAAATTATTGCCGTAGCGTCGGACTCAAAAAATCAAAACGAACGGTGGGTGCATCTTACCGAACTTATTCAAAGAGAACAGCTGGTCATTCCCGGTCACTCTAGAGCGCGGCGTTCTAGGATGTGGAAGCGTTTTAATCAACAAATGAACGACCTTGAAAAAATTTATCGAGGTCCGTACATGTTGGCAGAAGCCCCTGATGAAAAAGGCGCATTTGACGACTACCCAGATTCACTAGCAATAGCGTGTTCCATGACCATTCACGACACCTTACCCACCATCCAGGTATCAGAAAACCCTTTCTTTAATTAATGGTATTCTTGAGTAACACGTCAATCTAAGGAGTGTTACATGACAGTTTCACCTGCCCCAATGTTCCCTGAGCGAAGCCGAGACGAGATTCTTTTCGAGCGCTCAATGGCCCCGAGCATCCCGATGAATAAGGGTCCCCTCCGCTTTGAGGAGGGTGTCGCAACCGACACCGACGTTCCAAATGACTTTGCAGTCGGCGCGTACATGGACACTGCCCCATCACCAAGGCGTCAAAACCACAACAACGCGGAAATGTTCTACAAACACGCCGCAGACACCATGCGCGAGCGAGCACACGTAGGTTCAGCTTCCTGGATTGAAGCGCCGTCAGTGCTTAGCGAGTTTGTTGAGGGAGCAATGGCTGGCGATGGAATGCCGCAGTGGGAGTACTCTTACAACGATGGCGGCCACATGAACCGCCCGAACCCCACGGTTGTTTCTGACTAGCTATGGAAGGCGGCGCAGACACTGGCGCCGACATTGGTGTCAGCGAGGCTGATGAGCCAACTGATCGGCTGACAGACACGGAAGACCTGCAGTCGGGTATTGCCCAGCGCTACGGTTTATCCCCGCAAGGTTATTACACCCCGGGTGTCTACAGTCCTGGGATGTATCAAAGCCGCATTAATGCATTTAACGCAGTTTTTCAAGTTGCCCCGCCGCCCAAGGTTCGGGAACGTCGACATCCTTTTGTTTTGACTACATTCCTTAAAAACGTACTTGGGGTAAATACATATCAGCCAACCGGGTATTCTGTGCAAAAAAACCTTGCCGGAGATGGTAATGATAATCAAATCATATCTTCAGTGCAATTTCAAAATCCAATAGATACTTTTGGTCCTCAAAAACCAATACTTGATCAAAAGAAATCCAGCGTGGCAAAACCTGAAGAAGTTGGCCGACTGTTGCAGGAAGACGATCTTCGTCGTCGTTCTATGCATGTGTCGGAAGGTAAAAAAGATAAATACGACTACCCAATAGGAGAATAAATATGGCACGTAAGAAACCGTTGACGGACATTGTCAACTCTGTAAGTGAATCTGAATACCGAGCACTTCTTTCTACTTTTGAAGGGCAACGTAAAGTTCAAAACGATTGGGATTTGTTTAAGAGCTCACAGACTTCTCGTGGTGGCGCTGGATTGCAGATGATTAGTGGTTCTCAAGGTCCGGGACCAAGAAGAAGAGCTTGGCAAAATACAAAAATTCTAAAAAATTTAGAGCACCCAGACCCTCGAGTTAGGGCCACGCATCAAATGGGAATGTCTCTTGCTCATGCAGATACTAGTGGAATTTTTGACTCCTGCTCTGGTTGTAGGACACCAGAGTGCACAACGTTATGCAACGCCGAAAGCGGCCATGCTGGCATAGGGTCACCAGAAAACAACGCCGTAATCCAAGCGCAAAAGATTCGTTCTGCATATTGGGCAGAGAATCCACAATATGCCGGAGCGTTGGCAATTATGGAATCTCGCAAAGGTGCTAGATTAGCGCGATCTTCTGGAATGATTCCTGTTTTGCGAGGAAACATGTGGTCTGATGTTCCGTGGCATCAAACAACAATGGCTGGTCCGTGGATTCACGACTTTAATATAAAAGGTTCTCGTGACAATGAAGCCATTGGATTGGCTAAAGCTTACCCGTATCTTACGCATTCAAACTACACAAAACAAACAATGAACAGAGTGTTGCGCCCCGGTGAGCGCGAGTTTGACTACGATGTTCCTGCTAACTACAGGCTAACTGGAAGTATTAGCGAACAGACCCCTGTTGAACGCGTGCGTCAACGAGTTGACGCGGGTAAAACAGCACAGGCTGTTGTATGGGCAAAAGATGGTCAGAAAAAGCCAAAACAATGGGACATGGTTGACCGCCATGGTAACCGCCAAACTTTTTCTACTTACGATTCGGATACCCATGATGTACGTTTCTTAGACGAGTATATGGGTCATGGTGGAAAAGTTGGGTTGCTTCGTCACAAGATTACCCCTGGGTTTAGACGGTCTGGATATAAAGCTGGCCCAAGTAGTTTTATTCGACCACTTAACCCAGATGCTTCAATTGGATCTGCGGAAGGTATTCCCACTAAATACTCCAATGCTGTTCCAATAAACATTCGTAAAAAGGGACGACGTGCATAATTATGAATGAGGCGATTTGGATTGCAATAGTAAGCACAACCATTCCATTGTTTGGTGCAGGTATTGGTTATCTCATTAAGTTTGTGATTGATTTTAGACATGAAAACAAAGTTGACCATGACGTTGTAATGAATGAAATAAAAAATGTTAAGAGAAGCGTTGACAAAGTAGGCACTCGACTAAATGACCACATTGAGTGGCATGTTACGAAAAAGTAAGTTATGTCAGTTTTAAAAAATATTCTTCTTCGTATGCTTGCGACATTTGCCGCAAGCGGCCTTGGGATTATTGGCGCTGGAACTATTGCCGGAGTTCCTGTTTGGAAAGCCGTGTTTATGGCGGGAATTGCTGGTGTAGCCACGGTGGCCGAAGGTTTGGCTCGAGAATTTCTTGATGACGGAAAACTTGACACGGATGAAATTAATGCTGTTTTTGCAAAGGTGGACAAAAAAGCTCCAAAAGAAGAGGTTTAATGAAAAATGTCGTTGTCGTTTTACTGCTGTTTCTTGCTGGATGCGGATATGACGGCCACTATAGATACGAATGCCAAGATCCTGAGAAATGGGAAGAAGAGGCTTGTAACCCTCCTTATTGCAAGGTAGATGGCGCATGTTCAAAAGACCTCATTGATTTTGATTGGGAACAGGAGACAGAAGAATGAAAGATAAGCTTACCTCAGAAGACCTTGACGCACGACTTAAGTTTATCGTAGGTTGTGTATTGGCTGGGGTGTTGTTAATTACTACCACAGGGGTTTTGTATGCATTGGTGTTTGTAGCTCAACCAATTGGGGTTCAATCAGAAAATGATAAAATGTTTTTTAGCGTTTTGTCGTCAATTGCTACCTTTATTACCGGCACTCTTGCTGGTTTGATGATTTCTACTGGCCGCAATCGAGAAGATGAAGAAAGCACTACTACTGAGGATAACAATGTCTAAGGTTGCTTGGGACTACGTTGTTCCTGTAAAACTTCCCGATGATCTAAAGGGTGTTGAGCCGGGCAGACTTCCCGATTCGCTGTTGCGCCCAGCCGTTGGTGGTGGCAAATTGCATTGGATTGCGGCTGCTGCGTGGGCGGCGATGGTCGAAAAAGCAAAGGCTGATGGTGTTGAACTGAAGCCCGTTTCGGCTGGCGATACCTATCGCACGTATGATGCTCAACTTGCGGCGTTTAAACAACGCTACACAAAAAAACCAAACGGCAATGCAACGCGAATGTTTAACGGTGTCAAATGGTATAAAAAAGACCCCAAACTTGCCAGCCTTGCCGCGCCTGGAACATCTCAACATAATCTTGGTATTGCTGTTGACGTGCATACTGCCGCCGAACCCAAGCGTTTAAAGTGGCTTATTGATAACGTTTCCACGTTTGGATTTAGCTGGGAAGTTGTTCCAGAAGAGCCGTGGCACTTGCGCTACGTAAGGGGCTCGACCCCGCCCCCAGCGGTTGTGGAATACATGCAAAAGAACAATGTTGCTCCCATAGTTGACATTCTACCTTAAATAGGGTAGAGTTGATTACGTGAGCACCGACGACCTCAAACTTATCATCTATTTCCTCCGCAAAGTTTATCCAGGATCAATTGAAGAAGAATTGCTATTTTCTCTTCTTGGTCGACTTGACAAAGAACTGGTAGATCGCCGCAAAAAGAAGAAGAGCCATGTCTAAAAGCTCTTTAATTTCTGATTTACAAGCCGCACCAAAGGTATTGAACCGAGAGTGTAAGTTTATAAAAATTCTGAATTCGTTGAAGGACGAATCTGAGCAAAAAGCTCTTTACGACGCAATTTCATTGATTAGAAAAGACACTGGAAGTGGTCACGGTAAAACGTACAGTACCGTGTGGTTGGCTCGAATCATGCGAAAAAATAAATTAAACATTAGTGTTTCAGCAATTCAACGTCACGTAAACAAGGAGTGCTCTTGTGTCGAACATAGTGAATGACGTTTTAAAAACGCAACAAAAAGAAAAACTGCTTGGAAAAATTGCTGAGCTGCTTGAACGAAAAAACATTTCGCTTGAAGACATTGGTGATATTAAACAAGTTTCTTTGTATCAACAAATGTTTAAAAACGATCAAAATGAAGCAGAAGTACAGGACCTTGCGGCAATTCAATTTTCTCCTAAATGGGAGCAGGGACCTGAGTGGCCGGTAATCCAACGTGGTCCCGTTCAAATTATTGAAAAGAAAAAAGGAATTACAAAAACACGTGGGACATTTAAAAAAGACGTAATTGTTCCAGACGCACAAATTGGTTACTATCGCGGCAGAGACGGCGTGTTGTACGAAACTCACGACGAAAAAGCTATTGCGGTGGTAATGGAAGCTATTACAATGATTCAGCCAGAAACTATTGTGTGCGTAGGAGATAACTTAGATTTGCCTGAAATGGGCAAGTATTTGACCACTCCTGCTTATCAACAAACTACCCAAGCGGCTATTGACCGCGCTACTACATTCTGCGCACAAATGCGGGCAGCTGCTCCAAAAGCCAAAATCATTTGGCTTGCAGGCAATCACGAGGAACGAATGCCAAAATATTTACTGACAAATGCGGCAGCAGCGTATGGGTTGCGAAAAGGAAATATCCCTGACTCGTGGCCTGTACTTACTATTCCGTATTTGTGCAGGATGGAGGAATATGGTGTTGAATACCGGCCTGGATATCCGGCATCAGATTATTGGATTAACGAAAAACTTCGCGTTATTCACGGAGATCGTGTTAAATCATCCGGTTCAACTGCCCACGTTTACCTTAACAATGAAAAAACGAGCGTGATTTATGGTCACATTCATCGAATTGAAACTGCGTTTAAAACTCGTGAAGATTTTTCTGGACCTCGCACTATCATGGCTGCGTCTCCAGGTTGTCTTGCTCGGATTGATGGTGCTGTACCGTCTACAAGAGGTGGTGTGGATCTTGATGGAAGGCCGCTTACACGTTATGAAAATTGGCAACAAGGTTTTAGTGTGGTTACTTACGAAACAAACGGAGAACACCGATTTAAATACGAAGTAATTCCAATTTATAGTGGTTGGGCTATATATGAAAACACGGAACTTTTTGCAAAAACAATTGAGACAAAAAATAAAAAATGACAACTATTATTGGCATTCAAGGAGATGGGTTTGCGCTCATCTGTACCGATTCTCAAGTTACTGATTTTGTTGAGGAGGGGTATGCCACTCAATTAGTAACACTAAAAGAAAACGCAGGAAAAGTTGCGTTTAATGGTAAATATTTATTGGGGGCCGCCGGTGACGTAAGAGCTATTAACTTGCTCCACCATGCTTTTCAACCTCCAGCACCTCCGCCAAAGACGCGTGGTCGAAAACTTGATCAATTCATTACAACTAAATTTATTCCGGCGTTGAGGGAGTGCTTTGAGCTTCAAGGTTATGCCGCCCCAGACAACGACGAAAAAGAACACATTGCTGAACACGGCTCGTCAATCATCGTTGCTGTCAATGGGACGCTCTACACTATTGAAGGCAATTACTCGTGGTATTCCGATTTAAACGGTGTTTACGCCCTGGGAACGGGAGCCCAATACGCAATGGGGGCACTGCATGCATTGCAAACAAAGACAAAAACATCTCTTGGAACCGCAAAGAAACATGCAATTAAGGCGTTGGCGGCAGCTGCTAAATTTGATCCGTATACTGGTGCTCCATACCACACATACGTACAAGAATCAGACATTTCCAAAAAACCCACCAAACCTGTATAATTTAAGAAACATTAGGAGATCATATGAACAATTTACAAAAGTTTCACCAAGACGCTGTTATTAAGGGCTCTGTTCTTGGCGTTTTAACTTACGTTGCTGTCAAAGCAAACGTGTCTACTGAAGTTGTTGCACTTGCCATCCCGGCAGTTGCGGCGGGCCTTTCGTGGCTGTCCACTAAGATTGGTGATAAAAACACGGCGTTGCTTGTCAAATTGGCGGTTGCCGCTGTTGAGCAGGACAAAAAGAAGAGCGCAACACCTACAAAAGTCCCTGCAAAAAAGAAAAAGTAGTTCTTTTTCAATCGAGGTTAATTAATGCCCATTGACTTTTGGTCACCGTCTTACCGGGCGGCATCTAGCGACTTGACTGTTGCCATCAGCCCTTTAGGTTTGGTGGAACTTGCCGATGAAGAGTTTGAAGTTCACGGCCCGCGTCTAAACCGTTACTCATCCGCGTGGGCGTGGTATCTCGGACACCACTGGTCATACCGCCGCGAAATGGGAGACAACAACGTAACAATGAATTACGTTCGTACAATGTCAGATTTCATTACCAACTTTTGTTTTGGTAAAGGAGTGCAATTTAAAGTTCCGGAACAAAATCAAGCGATCATTCCTCGACTACTGCACGAGGTGTGGGACAACCACAATAACAAGCACTACCTCCTATGGCAAATGGGCCAACTTGCGTCAGTTACTGGTGATTGTTTTGTAAAAGTTGCCTACGACGAACCATACGTTGACGTTGCTGGCATGCCGCGAGCTGGTCGTATTCGTATCCTTCCCCTCAACCCTGCTCACTGCTTTCCGGAATATCACCCGCATGACCGTGAACGTTTGATCCGCTTTAAATTAAAGTATCGTTTTTGGGGGACTTCTCCTGAAGGAACTCGTCAGGTTTACACTTTTACAGAAATACTGACCGATGGTTCTGTTCAACAATACATCAATGATGAGCTCATTGACGAGTACCCCAATGCTTTAGGAATGGTTCCTGTTGTCCACATTCCAAACGTAACAATTACGTCGTCGCCTTGGGGACAGTCGGACATTTGGGACATCATCCAACTGAATCGTGAACTCAACGAAAAGATGACGGAAGTATCTGACATCATCAACTACCATGCCGCCCCGGTAACCATCATCACCGGTGCAAAGGCAAGCCAACTTGAACGTGGTCCTAAAAAAGTGTGGGCAGGGCTACCCAAAGATGCACAGGTTTTTAACCTTGAATCTCGGGGGGAAATGTCTGGCGCCCTTGAATACATTCAAATGATTAAGAGAGCAATGCATGAAATTACGGGTGTTCCTGAAACAGCACTTGGACAATTTCAACCAGTTTCAAACACCAGTGGTGTTGCTCTTGCTATTCAGTATCAGCCATTGATGAATCGTTACCAAATGAAAAAAACCCACTTTACTCAAGGCCTCGAACGTTTGAATGAAATTGTAATTCGTACTGCGGCAATCTTTGAACCACAATTGTTGCTTTACGATCCCACACAGTCGGCAGAACCAGAGGCCGATCAACTTCCGCAACTTGATCCGGCTGACCCCAACACGTACAAAACCACTATCCACTGGCCGGATCCTCTACCTGTTGATGCTTTAATTAAACTTAACGAGGTTCAATCAAAAATGGCTCTTGGTCTAGAGTCAAAAAAGGGTGCTCTTAAAGCCCTTGGCGAAGAGTTTCCCAATGAAAAAATGCTTGAAATTTTTGACGAACTTATGGATGACGCTGTTGACCAGGGTGCGCTTGATCTTGTTCGTGCTCAAATTGGGCAGGCAGTGATGCTTGCTACCGGCCTGTTGCCTGAAGCATCTGGAATGCAAACGACCTCCGCTGGAGGTGCTAATGTTAATACTGCAGGAAATCCCCAAGGTGGGGGTGTACTGCCAGGGACTGGGGTAAACCCCATTGAACTGGATTTGATGAACAAAATAACTAGCAGGGCATACGGCGCAAGGTTCGCCCAACGTCGTGTACCTGATGAAGATAAATAAAAAGTAATTTAATATCAGTTAGTAATCGCTTAACAACACATAGGAGAAATTATGAGCAAGCGAGAAACAGATGAAATTGTCGTCCCAGCAGAGGCGACAGAAACATTCCATGCAGAGGCCGCCGAGGTCGCTGGAAAGAAGCAACGCGTCTTTTCTGAAGAAGACGTTGAGCTGATTCGTAAGCAAGAAAAAGACAAACTGTACAAGCGTCTTGAAGAAGCCGATAGTCGAACCAAGGTTCTTGAAGAACAACTTGCTATTCTTGCTCGTGATCGTGAGGACGCCATTAAACAGGCTCAGGAAACGGCACGAAAAGAAGAAGAGGAGCGCCGCAAGCGAGAGTTTGAGGAACTAAGCGCCAAAGAGCTTCTGTCCAAAAAAGAGGACGAGTTTAACGCCAAGATCCAGAACATCGACGCTGAGTGGCAGAACCGTTTTGCTCAAATTGAGCGGGAGCGCCAGGCGCAACAGGCATTGTTGGAAAAGGAACGTTTGTTGCGTGAACTTGAGACCTACCGTCAGCGCCGCATGCACGAGGAACAGGAAACAATCATTCCGGAACTTATTGACCTTATTGCTGGTGGGTCTCCTGAAGAGATTGAAACATCAGTAGAAATCCTCAAGCAGCGAAGCGCTGCTATACTTGCTAGTGTTCAACAGGCGACCACTCCGCGCACTGTGAAAGGTGCGCCGGTTACGGCCCCGCCGGTTGGACCTATGGAAACCCAAGCGGAATACCAAACGTTGACTGCGGAAGACATCCGTAACATGTCGATGGATCAGTATGTTAAAATGAGAGACAGGTTACTTAACTCTCGATCCTCAAAAGGTCGGTTTTAATAAAACATCCATTAACTTTCGGAGGAATCTAACATGGCACTTCCAGCCCCACAAGGTGGAGCAATCACAGGCGCGGGACTTACGTCGGTAACGACAACGGGTTACTCGTCTGATGCAACGCTTTCACCCGCAATCCAGCAAATTTGGAGCAAGGAAATTTTGTTCCAGGCGATGCCCGTTTTGCGCTTTGAGCAATTCGCAGTGAAGAAGACAGAGCTTGGTGTCATGCCGGGTCTCACGGTTAACTTTATGCGTTACACGAATCTTGGCGTGAACGAAAGCACCGGCGCAACACTCACTGAGGGTGTTCGTCTTGAGCCGGTTGCTCTTTCGGCTTCGCAAATCCAGATCACCGTTTCGGAACACGGTCAAGCCATTGCAGTCACTGAACTGCTCTTGAACGCGGCGTTCGATGACGTGATGGCCTCGGCCTCGCGCCTGCTGGGTCGTCACATGGCGCAGTCCATGGACATTCAAGCTCGCAACACGCTGTACCAGAGCGCAGTTCCGTTTGCTGGTGGCGCTGCGGTTCCTCCGTCAGTTGTGTTTGGTCGCAACGTTGCGGAAGGTGCTCGTACAACGATCTCGCCATACGATGCAGGCACTGTTGGCACTGCGGCAAGCCCGGGCTATCTCTCTCCTGCAACCGTCAAGGACGCAGTTGAAATCTTGGCTGGTCAGAACATTCCGCGTCTGGGCGACACCTACGTGTGCTTCGTCCATCCGTCGCAGAGTCGTGCGCTCCGTGACTGGCCGGAATTCATTGAAGTCACCAAGTACGCTGCCCCGGGCAACTTCATGCTCGGTGAAATTGGCCGCCTGTACGACGTTGTCTTCATTGAGACGACGCAAGTCAAGCAAGGCCAGGGCCCGGCTGACATCGACAGCGGCTCGGCTGGTACGCAACCGCCTGCTGCCGCGTCGTACAGCGCTCTGATGATTGGTGACAACGCCTTCGGTCACGCCATTGCCCTCCCGGTTGAACTCCGTGACGGTGGTGTCATTGACTTTGGTCGTGAGCACGGTTTGGCTTGGTACGCGATTTGGGGCTTCGGCATGATTACCGCCGAGTCTCGTGTCGTTATCAACACCAAGGGCGGTGCAATTGCCTGATTTAACTTGTGTTAGGGTGGGTAGGTAATTCTGCCCACCTCACACAACCCACAATAAGGACACGATATGGCACGTAAAAAAATAATTAAAGAGTTTGTAGAACAAGAAGAAGAAAATCTTCACACTGTTGAAATCATTGAACCAACGGTTGTCCCGGGGGGCGACCCAGATGGGACAGTTTCTGCACGCGTGAAAGGTACTTGGGTAATGTTTTGGGGTCAATCGTCTTGGGATTTTAAAGACGGAACCCGATACAAGCTCCCTCGTGGTTTGTATGATTATCTAAAGAGCACGGGGAATATTTACGACACTCTCTGAGGTTTAAATGTCTGGATTTACAGTACCCAACGCAAGTAGTTTTGGGGTAGCAATCCAGAGCCTTGATCAAGCAGAACCTGATTCACTCGATTTCTCAGTGCTTGGTAATAACAAGTACGGTGTTTTTTCTGGCTTTGATGCCACGTACTCATCTGCTAGTAATGGCCTTATCACGCTAACTTCTGGTGAGGCTCTTATCAACGGTGAGTACGCAGCCATTTCGGGATCAACTTTGTCACTTACTGTCGCTGCTTCCGACCCCCGCTTTGACTTGGTGGTAGCGGAGAAAAGTGGTGCGTTGTTTGTGTTGACTGTTGTTGCTGGCACTACAGACGCAACCAATCCTGTATTTCCAACACTATTAGACACACAGATGCTTCTGTACGCGTTGTATCGAAAGTCTGGTGAGACGTTTGGGGTAACAAGCTCCGTTGATAAGCGTAAATTTATTGGAACCATTATTAGAAGTGGAGCGGCTGTTCCCGGAAACGTTGGTTCATCCGGAGACTTGTACGTGCGAACAGCGTTTTCCCCTGCAACAGGACAATCTTCTTTGTACGTAAAACAAGGAGCTTTTTGGGAAAACCTTGCTGCTTACGCTGGTCCGGGGTTTGACGAGCCTTTAAATCCGTTCTTTTTGGCTGGATTGTGAGAGAAGAAGAACTACTTCCGTTACCGTCCGGCAGTGTCCAGGACATTACAAAAGTACGTCGATTTACGTTGCAACGATTCAGGGAACAACAACCAGCAATTGGTCAGCAGTTGCAAGACACCGTTCCCGGCGCTGGCTCTGGTGACCAGCCTTCAACATAAAGTAAACTTGTTACATGGCTCATCAAGATCTAGTTAACAGTGGGTTTGATGAGGACGTTGTCAAACAAGTCATGTATATAGCACGTGGCTTTTTACGAGATTTTCCTAAATTCTTTCAAGTGTCTTTTGATGCGGTGGGTAGAACCTACGAACTAGGAAGCCCAAATATTGATGCTGACAGCCTATGGATTGCAACCTATACAACCGGGTCTCCAGTAACCGTTACAACCGACAAAACTGCAAGCGCGTACTACTCGTTAGACCAGCGCAATGGAATTATTCGTTTTAATACAAGTTTTTCATCTTCAACCAAAATTCTTGTTGAAGGGTATTACTACGAATGGGTTTTGCCAAGTGACTTGAAGTTCTATGCACGCCACTCTATTGAACAACATGTTTACAACTTACCCATTGCTTTGGAAAATATGTCTGACATTGTTGTCGACACCATTGGAATGGGAACAGTTGTTGATGCTTTGTGGGGATTGTTGACGGAATACAGTAGAGACATTGATGTTATGACTTCTGAGTCTGTGCACATCCCGGCAAGTCAGCGTTACCGCATGGTGCAAAGTTTGCTTGACTACTGGTCTAAAGCCTACGAAAAACAGGCCAAGGCTCTCAACATTGGTTTGGATCGTATTGAAATTATGAATCTTCGTCGTGTGTCTAGGACTACAAATCGCCTTGTTCCCTTGTATAAGGCTCGTGAACTTGGTGAAACTGGTCCAATTGAAAGAATTTTTCCAGAAATTAGCGACGGTATTATTGGAATTGAGGAGCCAGAAGACAAACTGTTTGACGACGTTTTTATTGACACACCCCCCGGAGTTGGGTCTAATACTTCTGCAATTTACGGTATTTAATTATGGATACCAGACGAGAACTTTCATTAATTCGAAAACAATACCGGGATTACCATAAGCGCACTGGCGAATTCATTACATGGTTTTCGTTTATTTCGTTTGGCGCTAATGGCAGCTCCTACGACGATGTATACGATGAAGGTCCAGCTGGGTCTGGTGGGAAAAAGTATAAAAAGGGAATACCGATACCTATTATCCAAATAACTGAAACTGAAGACACTAAGCGAGCTATTCCAGAAGGTCGACAGCCGGTCCAAGTGGTAAACGTTGTTTTGTCTATTGACGACATGCGCGATGCGGGAGTTCCCGACACCTTTGAGTACCAACGCCACCTTAACGACATGTTTTTTTACGATGCTAGGTATTACCAAGTAACCATGTATCGCGTTCGTGGTCGAGCAAAAGATGACGTGTTAGTCGTTATTGAAGGCATTGAAGTCTACGTAGATGACGAAATGCCCAACGATCCCGGTCCAGAGGCAATGAGGGTAGACAACTTTCCTTGGCCCGCTTCATTGCCTTCAATTTCCTGATAAGATTAAACCGTGCAACGCGCCGTTGCACATCACAACTGCCTAGAACTAAGGAGTGCCATGGTGGCAATCTATGACTACGTCCTCTAGTTCTACTAACTTCATTTCTGGAGTTCCGTCCCCGCTGCTGTACTTGGGGGACATCGTTTTAAACATTAATGAGTATCTTAAACTTGCTGTAGAACCAGCCCTTGATGCAGAGATCTCTCGCATTCAAAAAGAGCTTCCCCAAAAGGAAGCACAATACGAAGACATTGCTGAAGACTTTACTATTGAGTGGGACTCCAAAGACTTAGCATTTGTATATAGGGTTAAGGGCAACGCCTCGGCACAAAAAGCCTTTCGCTTGGAGTACGGTCCCCCTGCCAGATCTTTGATTAGACATGAAGTGGTTACTGCTAACCAAAACTTGGGTAAAAAAATTAACCAAAATCTAAACAAGCTTTTGGGGTTGCCGCAATGAAAATTGGCTTCCTGCTAGCAGAGGACGAAGCTGTTAAACTACGTTTTTCTAATATAAAAATCACGGATGACCGCAATAATACCCGCCCAGTCCGCATATTCTTTCGTTATCCAGAATCAGAAACCGAACGTGATTACCCATTTATTACTGTCGAATTAATTGACGTTCTTCATGCCGCAGACCGTCAGCATTCAGATCTAATGATTTATTCGGGGGCTCCAAATAACTGGGACGGAAACCCTGCCTATTTTGACTATTGGCCTAGCACTAGCGCAAGCGTGTCAGGATCGTCACGAACTTCATTTAAAAAAACCCAAGATTTTATTCCTATGGACTTACTTTATCAGGTGTCGACCTACACCAGAACGGCTTTACATGATCGTGAGCTAACGGCTGGCATTCTACAAAAGACTGTCCCGATGCGCTTTAATTCAATAACTATCCCAGCAGATGGGACTACCCGAAGGTTTGACTTACTGGACTGGACCAATGCCGACCTGCTCGACATGGAGTCTGGGTTCCGTAAGCGTATTTTCCGTAAGGTACTTACCTTGCGGATGTCTGCGGAATTGGCATATGAAGATTATGAATATCTGGCATCTGTTAAACCCGTGTCCACAATTAATAGTACAATTAAACACCAGTTATCGGTCTTTAATTAGTGATCTTTCCACTTTAAAACTACGTAATAGGAGTCATCATGGCATACGAGCGTCCAGGAGTATACGTCAAAGAATCGGCGTTTATTACCAACATTAACGCAAACAGTGGTGTAACCGCCGCCGCATTTTTGGGTACGGCTGAGCGTGGACCAGTTACCCCAACTGCTGTTACGTCGTGGAATCAGTATCGTCAATTATTTGGTGAATTAACCAACGACTACGATCTTGGCTATGCTGTTTACCACTATTTTGCAAATGGTGGTCAAACCGCGTACGTGACCCGCGTTGCTGACTCGACTGCAGTTACCGCAACCTCTACTTTGCAGGGAACTCCAGAAGTTGGCGCTGCGGCAAATCTTTGGACATTGGTTTCAAAATCTCCCGGAGGTTGGGGCAACAGTTTGACGGTTGATTATACTTTTGACGAAACAACTCTTCAAACCCCAACAACCACTCCTAAATTTACTAACAACTCTTTGTTTGCTGTTACAGTAAAACTTGATGGGACCGAAGTTGAAAATTGGTCTGGGTTGTCAATTGACCCATCTAATTCCCGTTACCTTGGCTCTGTCCTTGATCTGTACTCGTCGTACATTAAGACTGCCAGCGTGGCAACCGTTAGCTCAAGCGCAGCTCTTACCATTGCCGGACTTGGTGCTAACGACTATGTGACTACTGGAAACTTTGCCAACGGGTCGGAGGGCAGCGGCGCTGTGGATTCAACAGAATGGGCCTCCGCTCTTGATAGTTACGATGTCGTTACCCAAACCCTTTTGTTTAATCTGGTTGGTCAAACCTCGTCAACCATCGTCAATGATGGTTTGGCAAAAATGCAAGAGCGGGGTAACTCATTCTTAATTATTGACACATCAAAGACCGCCACTAGTAAATCGGCATTGGAGTCTGTTGTTTCAACATACGCCCAGTCAAGCTACGGTGCGGTTTATGGTCCGGCATTAAAGATGTTTGATCCAACTAAGACTGGTGCTGCTTCCATTCGCACTACTTTTCCTGGTGGGGCTGTGGCTGGTGCTTTTGTTCGTTCCGAAATTGCACGTGGTGTGTCAAAAGCACCAGCTGGCTACAGTCTTGACATCCGAAATGTTTATGGTTTGGTGGCAACGCTGACTGAGACTGAGCAGGGATCTTTGTACAAGAACCAGCAACTCAACTTGTTCACGATTGTCCCCGGCGTTGGTGTCGTCATCAATGGTGCTCGAACCTTGGCTCGCAACACTGCGGACAAATTTATTACGGTTCGACGTTCGTTAAACTTCCTTAAGCAAACGTTGAAAGACTCAACCGCGTATGCACTTTTTGAGCCGAACGATGTGCGTCTGTGGGAGGGTCTGACCATCCGTGTGTCAGCACTTCTTACGGCTTTCTGGGGAACCGGTGGTCTTAAGGGCAACACTACGTCAGAAGCTTTCTACGTCGTCTGTAACTCGACAAACAACACGCCAACCACGGTAGAAGACGGTCAAGTTAATATTGAAGTGGGTGTTGCATTGCAAAATCCTGCTGAATTCATTGTCATTACCGTCAGCCAATGGGCTGGTGGATCAACGGCCACTACCAATATCTAGGAGATATCATGCCTAAAGTACAACGTACAGACCCGCTTCGTAACTTTAAGTTTACGATTCGTTTTGAAGCCATTGACGGTACCGGCGTTCTTGGAAACTTGCTGACTGGCATTGGCGATCTTGGTTTTGCCCAGATGGGCGGTCTGTCAGTTCAAAACGAGCTAATTGCCTATCGTGAGGGTGGTATGAACACTCATCCGCACAAGATGGTTGGTCAGTCAGACTTCCCAGCAGTTTCGTTTGCTCGTGGAGCGTTTGCTACTCAGGACCAGTTGTGGAAGTGGCAAAAGTTCATTCATTCGTGGATCAACGGTGGCACTGGTGGTTTTCCTGGTGGCGCCCAAGGTGATTCAACCAATTACCGTTGCAACGTTCTGGTTAAAGTCTTTGACCACCCCTACACCGCTGGGGATGCTCGTTATGCTTGGGATAGCAGTGATCCTTCAGCTGATCTCAAGCCTGGTAACATCAAATTGGCATTCAAACTGTTTAACTGCTGGCCCGGTGCTTACGGTTTGAGCGACTTGAATGCTGGTGACAACGGCATTATGATTCAACAGTTAAACATTCACCACGAAGGTTTTTTCGTGGCGTGGAACGCAGGGGAAATTAATAGTCTGGCAGAAGCAAACTGATTACAACTTAGGAGCATAATATGGCAACACAATCAGAAGCCCTTGCGGTTCAGGCTGCTATTGCAGATCCAGTCCCCAAAATTGAATTAACACCAAATACAACCGTTGAGTTGTTTCGTGGTGTACTAAATACTGAAACTAATGAGTGGGAAACTACCGCAACTGTCAGGGAATTGACTGGCGAAGACGAGGAGGCCCTTGCGGCGTTGGATGCCAAGGGTGATTTGTTGTATGCGCAGTACATGGCGGCTCTTTTAAAGAGAAGCGTTTATTGTATTGGAAACATCCAAATTGAAAAACATCCGGAAGTTATTGACGCTCTGATCATTGGTGATCGTGACACTTTGTTTTTGACCACGGTTCGTGCAACCTATGGCGAAAACCGTGAGTACCAAATCAATTGTCCTCAGTGTGGAAAGTCAAACGACGTTCTTATTGAAATGTCGGAGTTTCCAATTAAAAAACCTAAGGGAAATCCCCAGGAGCCCATTGAAATTAAATTGCGTAACGGAACCACCCAGCGTTTTCGTTTGGTCAATGGTGCGGATAGTCAAGTAGTTAGTAAAAAGGCAAACAACATTCCTGAACAAAACACCATTTTGATTGCTCGATGTGCGGAATGGGAAGAAGGTAAAAAGCCTAAGGATGTGAATAAGTGGGCAAAGAGCCTTGGTATGAAAGACCGCGCTTTGATTATTTCTAAATTAGTAGAAGCTCAACCGGGGCCAGAAATCAAGGAGGTGGAAGCCCACTGCGCCCATTGTGAAAAGCCCTTTCCAATCATGTTGAATTGGGCCTCCCTTTTATTCAGCTAATCTAGTAGGTACATATTGGGATTACGATTCAATTGCTTCTGTCTACAAAGGCTTTTCGCTAAAAGATATTAAAACGATGACCGTGCGTCAACGTATTTATTGGGCGGCCATGAGTCGCTGGCATAGGCAGGAGTAATGGTAACAACTAACGAACCGAGCGTTGCGGGAAATCCCTCGCAGGGTGGTGGTCGCGGCAGAGCGATGGGTGATCTGCGCGCCAGGTTTAATGTTGACACTAAAGCTATTGAAAAAGTTGCTGCGTCAATTAATCAGATTAGAAAAGATTTTGAGTATTTAAATAAAACGCTGCCCAACATCAATACAAAATTGAATAAGACCCTGCAACTGATGCAGGGAATTCAGAGAACCCAGAGTGGTGGTGCTGGGGCACAGAACCCCACTGGTGCTGGTATTTCGCTACCAATGGGCCCCCCTGGATCTGGGGTAAACCAAAGCGGGACGGTGACCAACGTCCAACAAGTGTTTGTTGGTAACACGCGTGCTCCTGGTGGTGCTGCCCCTGGTGGTGCTGCCCCTGGTGGTGGTGGTGGTGGAGCTAGTGCTGCTATGTTTGCGTTCCAAGCATTAAATCTTGGAATTCAAGCCCTTGATTCCCGCATTGATAACAACTACATGCGTTCTTTGTCGGTTGACAAGCTTGCGGTTTACTATCAGCAAAACAAGGGCATCTCAAACATGCAATACATCGAGGATATGCGCGACCCAATGCGCGGTTCTCGACTTGGTTACAACGGCATAAATACGTTGCTTTCTTTGCAAGCATCTACAGGTATTAATGCCCAACTAAACCATGCTGGTATTGCTGGTCTTCGTGCTCTGTCTGGCTACTCATACAGCACCGAGCAAATGGCTCAGATGGCTGGAACATTGGGAAGTGCTGCTGTTAACAACCGAATGACCATGATGCTTGGCACGGGTTTGTACGGCTTTGGTGGTCAGCAAAACTCAATGGACAACGTTATTAAACAAATTGTTCAGAGAACCGGTCTTACAAATGCTGATCGGTTGGCTGGGGCCCGCCAACAAGGGTCAAATACCAGAGCAATGCTTGAAGCATCCGGCGTTCCGCCAGACATGATTGACCTAGTTCTTGATTATGCCGAAGCCAACCAGTCTTATCAGAAAAAAACTGGTAGCAAAACAATGTACGACCCTTCAGACGCAAAACACCGTTCGGTAATGGGGATTGAGCAAAACTTTGCTACTCAAGCTGAGGAAACCATTCGTGTAAAAGAGAATCGAGACGAACAATTTTACAAACGTCAAGCTGACAACTTTGCTGATATGGAAAAAAATATACAGAGCGTAAACAGGGCACTTGAAGCTTTTGAAGACAAACTTTCTGGAATTGTTGGCACTGGCGTATCTACTAAAGGAAGCATTGGACGCAAGATTCTTGGTGGTGCTTTAATGGTTGGTGGGGCTGTGGTTGGTGCTGGCCTTACACCCTTTACAGGAGGAGCGTCTCTAGCAATTTCAGCTGGGGCAATAGCAACAGGCGCAACACTGATGTCTGGTGACCCTGTGCCTACCGCTAAAACCGGAAGCCCACAGACGACAAAAATTCCCATTGGCTACAACAAACCAATTAAGCGAATAACGCTGGGTGAACTTTCTAACGTTGGGCATTTTGCAAAACTTAATTCTCAATTCCGTGATCGTTTGTTGCGCCTGTTCGCCGCTAACCCCAACGTAGGCCTTGGTACTGGTCATCGATCTGAAGCTGAACAGACAAAGCTGTTTCATGACCGTTATCGACCTGTGCGAGGTAATGAAAAAGCCGACTTAACTTGGGATGGAAAAGGTTGGAAACACCATTCAGGACCACCCGCCGCTCCCCCAGGTCGTTCTATGCACGAAATTGGTTTGGCGGCGGACCTTGTGGGCGATCTTGATTGGGTGGTCAAAAATGCAGAAAGGTTTGGTCTTAAGACATTTGCTAATGTTAATAATGAGCCATGGCACGTACAACCAGCAGAGCTCCCTGACTCTCGTTTCGAGTACGAAAAACGGGGCTCGCCTTGGGGGCAACCGGCTGGAACAAGGCGTGATTCTGCAAACGTAGAAGTTGACGCTAGGGGTAAGCCGCATAGCGGGGCCGTTGTTGGCGACAAAGTAATTGGGAATTCTGGATCCCTTGGTTCCAGCTATGAAACCTTTAGTCAAGTGAGTATTTCGTCAATTGTTGGGGAACCGTTTGCCGCAACTGCGGCAAAAATGGATGGTGGTGGAGGCTCGGCAACCGTTCGTGGAGTTGCTAACCGAACTGGGGCAACTAACTCTTCAAGCAAAACTGAGGAAACTAACTATTCAAACCTTGCCGGGTCTAAACAGCCGATGGATCCCTATGACCTTGCCAGGCTTTTGCACAAACGTGGTTTTAAAGGAAAAGACATTACCAACATGCTTGCTATTTCATGGAGAGAATCTCGATGGATTCCGGGAGTAAAGGCGGATGATAAGGACGATTTGTCATATGGATTGTTCCAAATCAACATGATGGGCAAAATGGGTCCTGCGCGACGTAATTATTTTAAGATAGATAAAAACGAAGAACTGTATGACCCAGAAACAAACGTTAAAGCAGCTCGAATTTTGTTTGGCGGTGGAAACTACTCACCATGGAACATTGATGGAAATCCGCTTGCCAACACCGAGTCTATTATGCCAAAGGCCCAAGCAATTACTAAAGAGCTTGGGTTTGGTGGTGGAGACCCAGTGGTCGACACACCAGCTGAACAAAAAACAATTACTATGCCACTTGGGTTTGGTGGTGGAGACTCAACGATTAACACACCCGCTAAACAGGGTAATGGCGTTGTCATCCAGGGTGGAACAAGTGTTAATATTGCTCCAAACATCTACGTTACATCTACTGGTAACAACACACAAGATGCTCAGCGAGTGGCGCAAGAAATTTCTAGGATCTTGCAGCAAGAAATCAAGCGAGAATTGTTGAGGACAACGTAATGGAAAAACAAGCAGATGCGGTTGAAAGAGCAGCGAAAAAAAAGAATCTCGAACTTATTCAAAACGCAACAAGTGGGTCAGCGGACGCAAGAGAAGCACAATTAAAAACTGCTGCTGTACAAGCGAAACTTAAAAGTCAAGGATTTAATTTTAATGTAACTCCTCTGGCCACCCCAAACAACCAGCAAGATAACCCGTTGTTTATTTATCCGGGAGACACTTTTATAGACCTTGGTTCAAAGGTAAGGCGTCCGCAGCGGATAAGAACAAAACGTGGATACATTCGACGCTTAACTGAATTTTACGCAAAAATGGATAATCCCCCAACAATCTTTAATCGTCGCTGCAATTTTCAATTTCAACCGGACACAATTGTGCGGTCAGTGGATGCAAATGCATACGAAACACAATTCTTTTTCAATCAAGAACCATCACAATTGGCTGTTCCAATCCCAGGGCAGGCCTCATACAGTTTTAAATTACTGTTTAATCGGGAAGCTGAATTGGTTTCACGAAAGTTTAGGTCTGGAAATGGGCTAAAAAGTGTGAACGTGGGATTTATTGTTAACACCTTAAACACCGATCCCGAATACTTTATCAACAACCAATATGATCCAAGTTGGGTTTGTGGTCTTGGGGTTCTTGCTGACATCATGGTTTTAGACGCCGTCGTTGGTCAAGGGTTTAATCAAGAAATGTTGAACATGGTTAAACAAACACTAATCGCCCGAGCGGCAAACCCACCTGCACCTGACCCAAGTACAGCCGACGATCAGGACAAAGAAAAGACAGAAGCAGAGACTACACCGACTTGGAACTGGTCAGAACAATCGTTAAATCCAAATCTTGGAAATACTGCGTTTATTACGCCAGTTCCTGTTAGAGTCATGTTTTCTAAATGGATGATTATTGAAGGTTTTGTTACTTCAACGCTCATCAACTTTCACAAGTTTACAAAAAACTACATTCCGTCTCAGGCAAGCGTTGAGGTAAGCATGCAGGCGTTGTACATTGGCTTTGATAAAAAACAAACAATGCTTACAGCAACCATTCCAGTGTCTCAAACACCAGCATCAAGTGTTGCTGATTCAGTTGGTCCAATCGAAGAGAACCAAAATGTTCTCACACAAACTCAACAAGGTGTTGATTCGTTTTTTAAGGGCGCAGTTGATCAAGCGGGCTTTTCAATGGGAAGCTGGTTTAATCAAGGTGATCGAGACAGTTTGCAGGATATTGTGTTTACTAATTCAACGCAACGTTTTGAATTTAAAATGGATTTCTTTGAATCAGAAGCTGGTGCTTCATTTAGAAAACAATATGAAGGAGATGGAAATTCTGCGGGTGGAGAAGTTACGTTCTTTTATGAGGCAGTTATAAAAGTGTATTGGCATACATACGCCAAGGGAGCGGATCAAAATAATCCTGATACAGCGCGTACAGTAACTAAAAACCGACATTCTCCAACAGGAAGCACAATTACTCCAGTTGACTACGATCAACCATTTCCTTCTGAAATTGAGTATCTAAAGGGGTGGGGAACTAAAGATGATCCATTTTTAATTACAAGTAATGGAGAAATTCGACATGCTAACTTGCGTTTCATAAGGGACAAATGGGTTACGGATAATGAGGGTTGGACATTTGTTAGACCACGACATCAAGGACAAGTAGTTGTTCCTTACAAAAATGAAGAATTTGTAGTCGAACTAACTATGCGTATTCAAGCAAGACGTTTTGAAGCAGGTTATAAGTCTAGACAAGTACTAAAAGGAAATTGGACTTTAAGAGCTGATAAAGATGAGTTGTTTAATAACTTATCAATTTCAAACAGCGGATGGCCGGAGAATCTTTGATGCTTTACACATTGTCTAGGTACACGTACGGAGAAAACTCAGCAGTAGACGGAAAGCTAACGGCTACAAGAAAACCTGGTTACTCCGTTGGTGTTCAAACATATACAGTTGGTCCTGGAGATACTTTTGAAAACATTGCAGCTCGGTTATACGGAGACAGCGCACAATATTGGCGTATTGCAGACATTAACCCTCAAGTTAAATTTCCCCTAGACCTTACTCCTGGCACGGTCATTCGAATACCACAATGATTTTTAGAAACGCGTATAACGACGCTCCGCTTTTAAATGTGTTTATTGATCGGGCCACTGTGCCTGACACCCGTATCGTTTCTGTTGAATTAATCATGTCGGAAAACAAACATGACATGGCCATTATTACCTATTCGGGTTTTCCGGGTATTGCTGTAACTGAATACATTGGTTTGCCCGTCTCAATCGCTTTGGGCAACAACGAAAGCAATATGGTTACGTTTATTGGTTATGTTGCGTATGTTGATGTTGAAGCCAACGCTCGAATGGGAATTGTTAATGAATCGCTTATCCAAGCCGCTCGCGTAGTGTGTTTTGGGGCAAGTTACGACATGAAACAAATAAAAAGCGCAGTGTACATTGATACAACTTTGCCAAAACTTGTTTCCTCCCTAGCAAAGCGTTATAAGTTGTCATATTCCGTTCCAAACAACAATTACACATTTAAAGTAGTTGAACAGTCTGGTAAAAGTGATTGGGAACTACTGTCAGATACCGCAGAATCAATTGGCTATTACGTAATGGTTTCTGGCACACACATTCATGTTTATGATCCTTTTTCTTCTTACTTTAGGTCAACGCCTCCAACCCAATTAGTCAGCATTGGTGAGACAGCGCAAAGACAGCCTGGGTCAATTTATGAATTTAAAGGTACGTTTGGAGACGTAACTCCAGATGGAAGCCACGCAAATTGGTCATTAAAATCGTTTGATGTTCTTAGAAAAGAGATAGAAGTAACGTCAACAAACAGTTCTAGCAGCGGACTTGGCAAAACACTTACTCCTAGATTTACGCACGAAATTTCTATGAATGCTGTGTCTCAAGACGGGTTAAAACAGTTTGTAAATCGGTACACTCGATTTAACTTTCCAATGAACGCGAAAGTGTCTGTAATTGGAATCTCTACAGCTCTTCCGGGAAGGTTGGCTTTTGTAAACAAATATGACTCAAAATTTGATGGTTACTGGATTGTTTCAGAAGTTAGACACCTAGTAAATAACGCGCATTTTGTCACAACGTTAAACTTAAAAACGGATGCGACAAACGATCAAGGTTTACGAACGCCCCCTGGTTCTATTTATCGGGATCCGCCAACGTCAATTTTGAGCAATAATAGATGGGTAAGTTCACGAGAGTTTGCTTATGTTTACTAATAACAATACCAACAGGGCTCCGGTGGGGGTATATAGGGCAATCGTATCATTGGCAAACTCAACAACAGGGGAAATAAAAGTAAGAATACCGGCACGGTTTGGACCGGATACAGCGGTGACTGTTTCTAAAATAGGGCGTAAACCTGTAAATGGTGTTTGGTCGGTTCCAAAAATTGGAGAACAAGTAGTTGTTACTGCTGATGGAATTGATTTTTCAAATGTATTTATTCTCAACGTAAATCCGAGTTAAATTATGTCAGTTTTAAAAATACCTTTGCAGATTTCAAGTGGCGGTGGTCTTGCTGTGCTTACAAAAACCGAAGACATTGTTTCTCAAAAAATTGTGGACTACCTAACAACCAACGTTCTTGAACGACCAATGAATCCCAGTTACGGGGGCAATACTTCAAAACTATTGTTTGATAATTACGATTCTTTAGTATTTAGTGAATTTAAAAATGAAGCGATTAATGGTCTAAAACAAAACGTGTCAGGAGCTCAAATACTTGACTTAAAGTTGGTAGAAGTAAAAAACGATACTTTATCTTCTTATGCTGAAAACACCGTAATGGTTGAAGTAACATACAACCTCCCAGCATTTGGAGTTCGTACAGCTACTGTTCAGATTGTAAACCCCGACGAGTTGGGTGAAGGATCAATTCTATGACTTTAAGTTTTGACTATACAAATCGTGACTTTGCATCAATTAAAGACGCGCTGTTGGAACGCGCCACGTTAATTTTTCCAGAGTGGACGAGCAGAGATCAGTCAGACTTTGGAATGTTGCTTGTGGATTTGTGGGCCTACATGGGGGATGTTCTTCATTATTACGTTGACCGAGCATCTCGAGAAACATTTTTGGAAACTGCAACACAACGTGATTCGTTGTTGTCTATTGCAAAACTCCTTGACTACATTCCGATTGGGCGCACTGCTGCGGTGTCCTCTATTAAGTTAAACGCGTCTTTATCTGAAGCAACAGATGCTTCACCAATATTAATTCCAGCGGGAACCCAGTTTTTAGCAACACCCTTAATAGAAGGTGCTGAAAAAGTTATTTTTACTCTTGATCGTAATATTGCGTTTAACGTTAGTGGGACACCAATTGTCGGATATGACACTTATCAAAAATCAATTACTGTGACTGTTCCGGTGGTTGAGGGAGAAATCTTTTCCCAATCGTTTACTAGTAACGGTTTGGCTACTCAAAAATTTACGTTAGACAAAACTGGAGTGGTCCACAGTTCTATTCGTGTTGACGTTTTTGAGGGAGTGGGTGGAAACGCAATTCGTTATGGAAACGTCGAGCGCCTTATCGAATACCCAAGCACTGCTCTTGTTTATTCCGTTGATCTTAATTCTGACGATTCGTCTACCTTAAATTTTGGTAACGGGGTTCATGGAAAAGTCCCGACCAATAATGCATTAATCAACATTGTATATCGTCGCAGTCGCGGCTCTGCTGGAAACGTAGCATCCAATGCGATTAAAGAATTTCAAGCACTTACTAACAATTTGGGGCCGTCGTACGACGGAATTGTTATTACTCCAAACACATCGCGGGCTTTTGGTGGTTCAGATTCAGAAAGTGCTGCGTCACTAAAAAACAACATTCCAGCCGCCTTTCGTTCGCAGGACAGGGCCGTGTCATTGCAGGATTACATTGATCTTACTTTACGTGTGCCCGGTATTGTTAAGGCAACGGCAAAAGTCAATGTTGGTAAGATTGCAAAACGAGGAAGAATTACAAACAAAGCTTTATCAGCAAGTGTTGCCACGTTGACTACTGATTCGGCGCATGGACTTTCAGTTGGTGAAACAATTGCCATATTTGGAGTGGGTGAACCCTTTGACGGTACGTTTGTTGTAAAAGCTGGGTCAACTGGGTCTTCTCTTTTGTATGATGTTGCGTCGGCAAATGTGGCATCGGCAAGTGTGTCAGCTTCCGTAACAACGTACATGAATGCCCAGGTTGAGATTCTTGCACTTACTCCGCAGGATTCATATGACGGAACACTTGCTGAGGGCGCAACTACAAGTCCTCTGTATTTGAACAATTCGTATCGGGATTTGATTTATGAATACCTGCGACCAAGGGAGATGGTTGGAGTTAACTCAGTAATTATGCCGTCGGTCAGCCTACAAAAAGTGAAAATTGAATGTGATCTTGCGGTTCTTTCCGCCTACATTCAAGACAAAATTGTTGACGACGTCCAATCCGCTGTTCGTACTTTGTTCCCATTTGACGCTGTTTCTTTTGGACAAAAAATTACAATTGGCGAACTATATCGATTAATTATGAGCGTTTCTGGTGTTGATTACGTAAACATCACAAAGTTCACCACATCAACATCTGGTATTGATTTAATTAGTGCAAGTCCAAACGTTTATGGAGTACAGGCCGATAACACCAAGTTGTTCCTTCTCACCGAGATCACGGTGAACGGTAGTGGTGGGATAACCGAGGTGTAATGGCTATTGTATCTTTTAGGGTTAGACGGGCTGACCTTGCTGCCAGCCCCGACGCAAACCCATTTGGTTCATACCTACGAGCAACAGACACAACTGCTCCGAGTGGGACTAACCGAATTGATTCTGACTCTGCTCTTAGGGCTGATGGTTTTCTTATTCCGGTTGCTGGTCTTGGTGTTGAAGCCTTTCTTTCTGCCCAAGCGGTTGACCATGGCAGAGTTCGTTTGTCGTGGTCGCCTTTAGCATTGGCAAATCCAAATTTAAATGGCGTTGGTGATACAAACATTCAAAATATTGTTTTGGTTTACTCACCTACAGGAGCTCCTGAAACAGTTGCTGATGGAATTATAATTAAGACACAAAAACACTTTGACAACACGTACGCAAGTGATCATGTGGGTGTTGAATCTGGTAAATGGGCGTACTACTCCCTCTTCCTGCATTGGAATCAAAATGGAACGGGTCCCAGTGGTGTTAATTGGTACGAACGAGTCGCAGCAATTCAAGAATTAGTTCCGTTTGATTACAAATCAATTGATGCACTATGGAACCGCATTCCCTACCACCATCAACAGTCGGATGTGTATGGAACAGATAACGACCCTGAAAACCTTTACCGTGGTCTTTTGTACAGATTTCTTTACATCTTTGGTTTTGAAATGGACAAAGAAAGAACGCTTATTGATGCAGTAGTTAGACAATACGACCCTGACAAGTGTGAATCAAATTCAGTCAATTACTTGGCAAAGCAAATGGGATTGGAATCTAGTGTTGAGGAACTTGGAGTTTCCAAAATTCGACAAGTTCTAAAAGACATTGGATATTACCGGCAGAGAAAAGGAACTCTCCAGTCGGCCACGGCCTATCTCACGGCACTTAGTGGTTGCGCGGTTGACGTTGTTGAATCTAATTCATCTCCACGTTTTAAGTTTCGTGTGTACGCAGAAAAAGCAAACCTAATTCCGGACTCATTGTTTGTCATTACCACGGAGACACGTAAGTGGAAATTTTCCGCCCAAACAGCATCTGTGTCTTACATTAGTGCAAGTGGTGGGTTATTAATTACAAACACCGGATCTGGATCTGCTCAATTTGCTTTGACATCCTTGCTTGGTGTTCCGGTAGATAAAGATATTAATTACTGGATGTCGGCCAATCTTACTGCTAGCGCGGGACAATTCTGGGGTTCGCAGTGGCAAAGTTCGTCAACAACTTTTAACAATTGGTCAACAACAAAACTTGCTAACCGCATCATGCCAGCAGCTTTGTCCCCCGAAGGTCGAACAGTTATGCTCATGCCAGAAACTACATCCGCTTCCGCGTCATACCCAGTAGGTATTTTTGAAATCAATGCCGGAGCAACCATGTTTTTTACGAAGTGGATGGTGGAGCCGCGAACATACGGCATTTACTTTAACGGCTCATCTGACTTTGGTGGATTTATTTATCAAAACACATTTTCTGACCACCAGTGGTCTGGCAATACTTACGCATCGTATTCGACGTATACGACAAACCGTAAGAAAACGATTGATGCAATTGAGCGCGTGTTGCCAAAACTTCTTCCAGTCACTATGCTGATTGACACTTCAATCAACTACGAAATAGTCTATGATTGGATTCCCGGCAAAACATAAAGGAACAACATGGAATACATACTCGGAGCATTAGCTGTCTACAAACTTTTACAAGTGGTGGATTTACTCTTGCCAAAAGAGCCCATGACTTGGGTTAAGGTGTTGGCCGGAATTGTTGCGTCGTACGCAGTATCTTTTCTGGTCGACCTTGACAACATGGTTCTTGGGGGTCTAATTATCGCCACACTTGCCGGTGCATGCCATACCGTCCTTCGCTGTCTAACCTTGATGGGTGACATGGCCTTTCGTAAATCACTCAAATAGGAGAACAACATGGAACGAACACGTGTTTGTTTAATTGCGGGACAAGGAACAGCAGAGGCGTCGGTAATCCAAGCGGGGTTGCACGATCTTCAAGAAGACTCCCACATTGTTTATGTTTGGGATGGCAAACCTTCGGATGGTCAAGCCCATGTACTGGATTGGCTGCTTGTGTTTAAAAAAGGGCAATTTACTGTCATACACGACGGAACATCAAAGATACATTCTGCTGTTGAGGGGTCAGCTGGAGAAGTACTCAAAGCCAACCACTTAATGGTTGACGCATTTGACCTTTACCCAAAATATACAACGCTGGTTTTATGGGATGAACACGACGGTGTCCCCACCCCATTGACAACAGAGATTTGCACGGCCTCGCTAAGCCGTGGGATGTCCACGGTTGACCTCTGTAACGGCTTGGTTCCTCTGTACCTAGAAGAAGCACCTGCTAGAATGGCACCAGAGGCCCCTAGGAAGCCCCAGGATGCGTCAAAAACGCCTACCCCTAGGGAGACAACCCCCCAACCAGAAATTCCCCTTAAAACGAATCCTAACGCGTCTGGCGTGATGTTTGTATTGTCTTACGTCAACGAGCAGGGAGTACTCGATTCGTTTACCGGTTCAAGGGATCAAATCATCAAATTTGTTAAAACCTTGAGCTGACCATCTGTGGGGGGGCCGGGGTCAAGAAGGGAAAACCCCCCGGCCACAACCCCCACAGGTCCACGGTTGTATTCCCGAAGGCCAGCCGCAGATTCGGGTGAAGATATTACCCTTGGGATACATAATAGCATCACAAAAGAAAGGAAGTAAACAGGTATGGGCGTAAATAAATTTGGAGGACCATTTATACCGGTCCCTAAGTGGGTGTTGGACTACATTAAAAATGATTCCGTATCACTCCACGTATTGGTCACGGCGTTGCAGTACCTAGACAATGAAACCCAGGAGCTGACCACGTCGTATGAGCACTTGGCAGAAAGAACTGGATACAGTCGACGCACAGTTATCCGAGCGATGGCTCGCCTAAGCGAGATCAGGGTGGTCAAATTTAATCACCGGCACGGTAAGAGTGGTAAGCAATTAAGTAACAAGTACGTCATTGATTTCAATAATCCAGCTGCTCAAATTGGGGGTGACACGTTAGACACCCTCCCCAAAAGGGGTGACACTTCAGACACCCCCCCAGTGTCACGCCAGACACCCCTTAGGGGTGTCACTGGTGACACCCAATCAAGAAAGACTAACCTAAAACAAAACCGACCCAGGGGGCGGAGGTCTAAAGGTGAGTTAGATTTGTTCAACACTGATCCCAGGTGGCAACAACAGTTAAAGAAGAAAAAACCGGAAAACTAATATGACCACAAAAAACGCTTGCATACTTTGCGAAGCAAGAATTGAAGAAGAAGATTTTTCATGGTATCCGGAAAACGGTGATGGTCCCTTTTGCGAAAGTTGTTACAGTGCAGATCTTGATAACTGCGAAACAATTTATTTAATAGATGACGAAAAAGTAAACACATATTACATTGCAAACTTTGTACAGCTTGATGAATACGGAGACTCCCCCATTACCTGGAAAAAGAAACCACTTATAGTCAGGGCGGAATGGGTATCTACCAGTATGTGGCGCGGGTACATGGACATCACACTTCCTGGGTGGTCGTGCGTATTAGATGGGTGGACTACGGGTAATTACGATGATGAGATTGGGCGACGTAAAAGTTTTTTTAATCATTGGGCCAATGATTTACTAGAACAAAAAATCAAATACTCAATACCAATTGTGCTAGTAAACGCCCACACCAGCAATTTATTTTCCATAGCCGTATCCGTGCTAGCTCAAGAAGGTAATGAAGATTTATTTAAACAAGAGCTAGCGGGTTTGTATGAAACACTTTATGAGTCATTGACATGAACTCTGATTCTTGGGGTAAGGCGCTAGGAGCAGACGACGAAAAAAAGGTTGTTAAACAACCAAAAAAGAAAACGTCGATTAAGGAGCTTGTTTACTATTTCAAAAATACTGTTGTGCCGACAACAATGACTTTGTCTGCCCCGGTCAATGGTGTTGCATTAATGAAAGCATTTAAAAAACTTCGACAACAAGGAATTTCAAACGATGAAATAGTGCTAATGATTGATCAGTTTGCTCACGATATAAAACAAACCCCACTACCAACGACGCTTCCGGCCTGGCGTGGTTTTTTATTAAGGCTTGATCCTTTATACGAAAAAATAAAAGTTGGGTCCAGAACTTATTCTTATGAATCGTATACTGTTGACAAACGTTTTAAAAAGGGAAACAAAAATGGGTGAATTGAAGAGTCAAAAATATTGGCGCAAACGCCCCGTTGAAGAGCGTTTGAAGAACACGTTTATACCTAAGAAATACATCTCTGCAACTTTGGACAACTACGATCAAGAAAACGGAAGCCAGGATGTTCTGGTATACGCCAACCACTGGCTAAACAATCTTAAAGACAACCTTAACAATGGAGTTGGTCTGTATTTGTTTGGTGGTACAGGTAGTGGTAAGACACACATTGCCACATCAATACTTAAACGTGCCGTAGCCACATCGGAAGTTTGCGGATATTTTATTACGGCAGAGCAATATCTAGAGACTTCTTACTCATCCTTTGACAATGATCATTACGACGACGAATCGTCAGATGCGGACACTATTTACTACATCGACAACGTTTACGACATCCTTGTTTTGGACGGTCTTGGTACAGAGCGACGACAGTCTGAGTTTGCCAAGAAATCTCTTACATCTATGCTTAGCAAGCGTTACGAAAACCAGTTGCCCACAATCATCACGACAGATATCCCAATAAATAAACTTTCATCAATTTACGGAAACAGGTTTTCTTCAATTATTACAGATTGTTGTTTGTTTATTCCATTTCTTGGTGAGGACTACCGGTTGTGGAGAGCAAATGGAGAGGAATGACATTTTTGCCTATTCTCCCCCAGGAGTCGCGGTTCTTTTTGAGGGCGTACTGGCCTCCCCACCCGATACAGTAGGTAAAATCATTGCGAACATCCGTCTACGAGCTAACGATTACGATGCATATCTTTCCTATTGGAAAGCAAATGAAATTCCATTAAAACACGTCATTGATACCATTAATCGAAAACAAATTGGCGTTGCTGTTTATACTTTGTTTCCCGTTGACATTGCTGAAGCAATTGACAGGTGGTTGATTAAACGAAACATATCTACTACGGTGGTCCCCTACGCCGACATAGATGACTTGGCCGAAACCTCAAAGTTTTTTCCAGAAATAAAAACCATTTACGTTGCAGATCAAGAACACGCAAGAAAGATTGGCATGAAAGCAACCGTAGTCACCCCTAAAACAAGCTGGAACTTGTAATGGCTAGTGCAGAACATCTCCTTATTAGCAAGATAATCCAAGAACAAAACATTACGCACCCCCTAAAGCTTGGTATCAAAAACATACATTTCACATCGGCGTGGAGCCATGTTTGGGAATGGATCATTATTTATTGGCGTGAGCACAATTCTGTACCAACCACTCGAGCAGTCAAACAACAATTTGGTGACATTACCTTTGTTGATGCCTCTAAAGAACCATTTAGTGGGTTAATTGACGAGGTTTACAAGTCTTACAAACACAGAAGTCTACTTGAGTCCGTTGCGGAGGCGATGCCTGCACTTGAGCAAGGCGCAGTAAATGCCGCACTTACACTGCTTACAAAAGGCGTAAATAAAGCCACTACAGATACAACCAAACTTCGAGACGTAAACCTTATTGAGACATGGGAACAACGAGTTGAGAAATACATTGAATTGCAGAAAACACCCAACGGTTTACGCGGCATTCCAACCGGATTGCTCGGCCTAGATAGAATTACATCCGGATTTCGTCCACAGCAGCTAATCACCTTTGTTGGTGAGGCAAAGCGTGGTAAATCATTAATGACTTTGTACATGGCAAATGCAGCTCACCTGCACGGAAAAACGCCCCTGTTTGTATCGTTTGAAATGTCGGCAGATGAACAAGCGGCTCGATACGACGCAATCGTCGCGGGCGTCCCCTACAGCAACATCCTACGCGGGGCAATGAGTGAAAAGGAATTAGAAAAAGTTGCTAATACTCTTAGGATGAGAAAGAACATGCACCCCTTTATCATTACTGAAGACACATCTGCTCTAACAACAGTTGGGGCACTTGCCGCAAAAATTAAAGAATATAAACCGGATATTTTGTTTGTTGACGGTGTGTACTTGATGGATGACGAGAACGAAGAACCAAAGGGATCACCACAGGCACTCACCAACATCACTCGGTCCCTAAAACGAGTTGCCCAAAATGAAGACATCCCAATTGTTGGAACTACCCAAGTATTGTCGTGGAAGCTCAACAATCGCAAGTCAAGAAAAATTACATCAGATGCGATTGGTTACACCTCTTCATTTGCTCAGGATTCCGACCTTGTCCTTGGCGTAGAAGCAGATCCCGATATTGAAGAACAGGCCATCATTAGAGTTGTTCTAGCCAGGTCCGCACCCCTTGGAGAAATACGTATTAACTGGGATTGGGCGAACATGAATTTTACCGAAGTGGGAGAAGATGCTGATGACGACAATGACACAGACAACTGGTATTACTGACCTTGCTGACGTTTTACGCCGCCTTGGCGTTGACGTTGTTAGAGCAGGGGAAAAGGAAATCTCAGCCAGATGCCCAGTACATTTTTCGCGTACTGGCAAAGAAGACAAGTCCCCATCATGGTCAATGAATGGAAATACCGGATTGTGGATTTGTTACTCGTGCGGTGCTCGTGGCACGCTTTCTCAGCTTGTTTCTGAGATCACTGGAGAAACGGATTCTATTGTTGCGATTCACAAATTTTTGATTAACAATAGCCTTGGTCGAATTTCAACACCAAAATCAGAAGAAAAAAACGTACCTGTTGATTGGCTTATTTTTAGCAAGTTTTCTGTTCCATCTGATGCGCGACTGCAGGAGAAGAACATCGACAGGGAAGCAGTTCGCCGGTACGGTATTCGATGGGACCCATCAACTCAAGCGTGGGTGATCCCAATTGTTGCTCCCACAGGAGAACTACTGGGTTGGCAATCTAAATCCAAATCCCGCGTTTTAAACTATCCAACTGGCGTTTCTAAATCAAAAACATTGTTTGGCATTGACTCTATTAACTCTGGTACATGTGTGCTTGTTGAATCCCCCCTGGACGTAGTCCGGCTGAACACAGTTATGGACGGAGTATGTGGTCTTGCTTCTTTTGGTGCTCACATCAGCAAGAGCCAGATTTCCCTGCTTTCCATGTACGTAAATAAGCTTGTAGTTGCCTTAGACAACGACGAGGCAGGCATTAATTCGGCAAAGAAATTAAAAAAGTTTTTACCATCGTTCAGATACCCTGTTACATGGTTAAGATATCGTCATACATCTGCTAAAGATATTGGAGACATGACAGACTCTGAGATCTATGAAGCAGTTACTAAAGCGTCAGTGCTACCGTGGTGGATTACAAATGTTTAAAGGAAAACTTTACCCTTTTCAACAAGAGGCCGTTGATGTAATGGTCGAACGCGGACAGATGCTCCTGGCGCTCGTGATGGGCGCCGGTAAGACGGTGACGACACTTGCCGCACTTGAATACTTGTACGAAAACAAAGAAATTGAACGAGCATTGATTGTTGTTCCGGCGGCGCTCAAGTACCAGTGGCTTCGTGAGGTACAAAAGTTTACTGATGCACATGCAACTGTAATTGACGGGTCACAAAACACCCGCGTTGATTTATGGAGAAAATCTATTGGGTCTCGCTATGTAATTGTGAATCCCGAATCGCTCAAGCGAGATTTTTCGTATTATTCCGAACAAGCATTTGGGGCAATGGTGATTGATGAAGCAACCATGATTAAAACTCCACGCTCGCAGCGTTCGCGGATGCTCAAGCGCATTGGCAAAACATATCATTATCGATTTGCTCTCACCGGACAACCAATTGAAAACCGACCCGAAGAATTGTTTTCAATCATGGAGTTTGTCAATTCCAAAATCTTGGGAGACTTCAATACGTTTGACCGTACTTTTATTGTTCGTGACAGGATGTTTGGAAGACCACTTCGCTATCGAAACCTTGACGTGTTACAAAACAGTCTTCGCCCAGTAATGATTCGTAAACGTCGAGAAGACATCGCAGACCAGCTTCCCAAAATTGTTCACTCCGTTATCCCGGTTCCGTTTGACAAAGATGGGGCCAGGGCGTATCGGATTATTGCTCGAGAACTGCTTGATTCAATTCAAAAAGCCATCAGCACGTTTGGTCGTGGTTTTGATCTTTGGACTCACTATTACGGTAGACAAGACAACTCTGACCAAGGATTCATCATGTCTCAAATCACCGCACTTAGAATGTTTTGCGATAACCCACAGCTTGTTCTTTTATCTGCCCACTTGCACAACACAACAACAAAACAGGGCAGTGAATACGCCAACAAACTTGTCAAGCGAGGGATTGTTTATTCAAAACTAAAATCTCCAAAACAAGAAACACTGGTTGAATATCTTGAAACGGTATTGAATGAAGATCCCAAAAACAAAGTGGTCCTGTTTTCGTTTTACACCTACAACCTTAAGTTGATACAAAAAGCAACGGCCCACCTGACCAGAAGCGTTATTTTTGACGGAACCATGAACAATGCCCAACGAGATGTTGCCAAACAAACGTTTACGAACGATCCCTCCGTACGGCTGTTTCTGTCATCTGATGCCGGTGGCTATGGTCTGGACCTGCCGGTAGCCAATTACCTTATTTCGTATGACTTGCCTTGGAGTGCCGGAAAACTCGACCAGAGAGAGTCTCGCATTATCAGGTTGTCGTCCGAGCACACCCACGTTAACATTGTGGCGTTAGTTATGGAAGGAAGCGTAGAAGAACGCCAATATGAAATGCTTCAAGAAAAACGCAATATCAATAAAGCGTTTATCGACGGTGAGTACGACTACAGTAATAGCTATCAAATAACATTAGGAACATTAAGCGATTTTCTCAAAACAAGCGAGGTATGACATGTCACTAGATGAAGACTACGTTAAAGGCCTTGTGCGTGAGTACAAGAAAGCCAAAGAGATGATCGACTCTCTTGAGAAGCGCAACGCTGAAATGAAAACCAAGTTGACAGAAGCTCTCACCACGTTGGGAACCACAGATAACAACGGACACATTTGGCTTACCATTGACGATGTTGAAATTAAACGAGAACGCCGTGTTAGTAAAGTATTTAACGCATCTGCTGCTGAAGCATGGGCAAAACAAAACGGACATTGGGATGTCGTTAAAGAAGTAGTAGAAGTGTTAAATGAGGACAAAATCCTTGGATTAGCATGGCAAAACCCAGAATTGCAAGAACAAATAAAGTCTTTTTACATGGAGAAAGAATCTTGGGCACTGAAAGTTTAAATAACATTTTCAAAGATCTTCCAAACTACCCCGGCTCAAAAAAGCCAAAAAATAGAAAAGGGTACGAAACCTTGGGAGACCCCTCTGATAACGTAAAGCCGACGATTTACACCATCAACGGTGTGCGTCAAGAGTTCTACACCGTAGGGCAACTGGCCAGGCTTTTGGGCCGGAAGCCGGTCACCCTGCGGATGTGGGAAAGCCGGGGGTGGATTCCTCCCGCAACCTACCGAAGCGCGATACCAAAGTCACAACAACTTCCTGGAAAACAGTCCAAGGGTCGTCGTCTTTACACTCGCGCACAGGTAGAGTTGATTATCCAAGCAGTTGAGCGATTCATTGGCGATCAGCCAAGGTTGAGTTCAGCTAAATGGAGTGAATTCAAGAGATACATCAAACAACACTGGACAAAGTAACAAAGGACAAATATCATGCCAAACAAATATAGTGAAGAGTTCGAAGTCGATGACACCATTGACATGGAACCCATTGACGACACCGCAAAGAACGTCACGACAATGACGAAGAAGGAGCGCGTTGACAAGCCCGCCCCAACCACGGCATCAGCAACGATGGTCATCAAGCGTGGGTGGGTAGCCGCACAGAAAGTGCAAGAGGCAACCACGCCATACGCACAGCGTCTCAAGATCACTGAAGATGCACAGATCATCAAGTTCATTGAAGATGAGCCGTACGCATCATTCCGAACCCACTGGGTTGAGCGCGAGGGACAGAAATCTTTCATCTGCCTCAGCAACCACCCCAACGGCTGTCCTCTGTGCAAGGCAGGCCTTCGTGCCAACAGCAAGTTTGCGTTTAACGTGGCGCTGTTGACCAGCAACGAGGATCCGGATATCCGTTCGTTGGAGGTTGGGGTTCGTCTCATCGACCAGCTTCGCAACTATCACAACGACCCACGACAGGGCCCGTTGTCCAAGCACTACTGGGCAATTTCCCGCACTGGCAAGGGCGCTCAGACCCAAACCCTGCTTCAACTCGTGCGTGAGCGTGACCTGACGGAGTTCAACCTGCAGGCGTTGTCCGATGAAACCATGTCGGCACTTCGCAACAAGGCATATTCCTCCGACATCATTCAGGTTCCGTCGCACACCGACCTCCTGGAAATTGCCTCAGAGATTGTCCAAGCGGATTAACTGATGGCCTTAACGGTCCACACCGTTTCCGAAATCAGCGAAATTGTTTCTGTTGTAAAGGCAGCCGGGGCGTTCTCGTTTGATATTGAGTCACGTGGGGTTCTTGAGCGTCATTCTGACGTTTTAGAGCTTTTTGAAAAAGAGTGCGCAGAACACATCAAAACACTCAAGAACCCCAGTGCTGACATTGTTTCTCGATCAACAGAAGTCATACGACAACGATATTTATCTCAGCTGGCCCTCGACCCGAAGCGCAACGAAGTGTTTTGGATGGGCATTGCTACGACAGAACACTCCTGGGCAATCCCCATGGGACACAAGATTGGCAAAGTAATTACACCAGAGGTGAGGGGTGATGGATCAACCGTCCCACCACCCGGATATCGCAAAGTTTTAAAAGATGGTTCTGAGTCTCTTGCTAAAACAAAGTACGTGATTCCAGCAACGTTTGAATTACCGCCACAACAACTTGATCGTTTTGAAGTGTTTGAAGCTCTGCGACCATTATTTTTCAGCGACTGCGTAAAAGTAAACCACAACGTTAAGTTTGACGCTAGATCCATTCAAAAGTACTACGGTGAACTGCCATCAAAGCCCTACTGCGACACCATGGTGCTTCAACATATATGTGATGAGAACATCAGCAGCTTCTCCCTTGTCAGTCTCATCCAACATAATTTTTCCAACCACAATGCCTATCGAGAAGGAAAAATTGGAAAGAACATTGATAATGTTCCATTCGATGTTGCTGCTCGCTATGTTCATTTAGATGCCCGGTGGGCGTGGCTCACCTATAAGAAACTTATTGCAAAAATTAAGATTGATTGCCCCCTTATTCCGGTGCTTGAGAAAGACATGGATTTGCTATACGTCATCATGCACATGGAAGAAGAAGGTATTTCAGTTGATTACTCATCACTGAAATCCCTGCGCAAAGAACTTGATAATAAGCTTAAAGATACGTTGCTAGCCATTTCAGAGATCGCTTACCCCGGGTTTAACCCCGACTCAAATAAGGAGAAACAACAGTTTCTTTTTAACAAAAAGCGAAAGGGTGGTCTTGGTCTCAAGCCACCCAAGAAAACACCAAATAACGCACCATCTGTGGATAGTGAGTCTTTGGAAAAGCTCCGGGGTAAGCACCCTATTATTCCCCTTCTTCTTGACTGGCAGGAATTGCAAAAATTAAAGTCCACTTATGTTGAGGGGCTTATTCCAAAACTTAATAGGGGGAAACTCCATCCGTCATTTCACCTACACAGGACATCCACAGGCCGCCTTTCCTCTTCTGATCCCAACCTCCAAAACATTCCTAGAGAGTCAACAGTAAGAAAACTATTTGTACCACCGGACGGGTACAAGATGCTTGTTGCTGACTACGATCAGATTGAGTTGCGCGTCATGGCCATGTTCAGCCAGGACAAGGAACTCCTTCGAATTTTTAATGAAGATATTGACATTCACACCGCAACCGCCGCAGTTGTATTTAAAAAACCACTGGAGAAAGTTACTTCTGAAGAACGACAGATTGGCAAGGGTGTTAACTTTCTTACGGCATACGGCGGTGGTTACGCAAAGCTTGCTAGAACAACCGGCATTGATGACACCCACGCCCATAACATCTTGACTGCCTATAAGCAAAGTTTTAAGGGACTTACTCAATGGAAAAACAAAACCATTACGCTTGCTCAAAAAAGAGGGTACGTAACCACACTAAGTGGTCGCCGCCGTCGGCTTATTGACATCACGTCTTCCAATCCTGAACTTGCATCGAGAGCCGAACGCCAAGCAATTAACGCGGTTATTCAAGGCTCAGCCGCAGATATTTGTAAAGATGCCATGATTCAAGTTTTTTCTGCTTTTAAAGATACAAATGCTAAGTTAGTCGTGCAGGTTCACGACGAGCTCGTTGCGGTTTCTCCCGAAAGTGAAGACGTTCAAGAACTTTTTGTAAACGCCATGGGCCATAATCGATCTATCATGGGGGTATCACTTAAAGTATCTTGTCATACAGCGCATAGCTGGTCGGAGGCTAAAGGAAAATGAATCACATCATTGATAAAAGAACTTTTTATTTGATGCTTTCCATGTACCTTGGACAAGATATTGCAAAACAACACGGATTTACTGGAACATCAGAGGATGTTAAAGTCAAGGAACAGGAATGGGTTTCTGATCAATGGGAAATGTTATATGGACTTGGTATCTTTAATGAAGTCGTTGAATCTGTAGAATGGTTTTCTGAAGTGTTAACCAAAGGAATGCAAGAACTATCCGATGACAATCCGGAGGTAGTGGAAATAGTTAATCAAACCAAGTCAATCATTCTTGCTTATGGAATTGCCCTTGTTCAAAAATTACTCATGAACGAAAAAATTGCATTACTTGGAGAAGTGGTAGTTGAATGAGTTCTTGGTGGGAAAGGAAACTTAGTGTAGAAACAACGCCAAAGAAAACGTCGTTGCCACCTACGACCCAAAGGACTGTTCTTCCTGCGTTTACCCAGCAGGCAACGACAACGGTTGCCCAACCTCGACCCGTCACCGACGCCAGTGGACAAATTGACATGGGGACTGCAATCCGCACGTGGTCTGGCGGGGAAGCTCACCGCATGGATGGGCATTTGACTTGTCCTAAATGCGGTAGTAAAAATGTCTTCAGTCGTTCCAATGGGGGGATAACAAATAAACCACCTGCCCCACGTTGCTTTGAATGCGGATGGAATGGAATATATACACAAGCAGATCAATCAGCATGGATAGCATGAGGAGCACAAATGGATCAACAACAGTGGGCAAGTCTTAAAGACATTGTATCCGGTGTTAACAAAAACCTGGGAGAGTCGTGCATCATTCTTGGAAGCGAGATGCAATCGGCACTTCCTAGAATCACCACGGGTATTTTGGCGTACGACCTGATGCTTGGTGGTGGTTGGCCCACCAACCAGTGGAGTGAAATCGTTGGAGACGAGTCGTCAGGTAAGACTGCCGTTGCCCTTCGTACGATTGCCGCTAACCAACAGCTTGATCCCGATTGGACCGTTGTATGGGTTGCCGCCGAGGAGTTTGTGCCTAGTTACGCATCCGCCATCGGCGTGGATTTGAATCGTTTGTGGATTGTTGAAACTAACTTGATGGAACACGCATACAACCTCGTGTTGGATGTGATGGCCAACAGAGCCGCCGACTGCGTAGTCATCGACTCCCTTCCCGCGTTGGTTCCATCTACCGAATCAGAAAAGTCAATGGATGAGTTCACAGTTGGTCTTGGTGCTCGAGTCACTTCTAAGTTCTTTCGCAAATCATCTGAGGCACAGAAACGATCCATGATTCACAAAGAGCGCTCTTGTGTCGGCATTATGATTAATCAATGGCGGGACAAAATTGGCGTTGTGTGGGGAGACCCACGCACTACACCGGGTGGTAAAGCCAAAAATTTTCACTACTTCACCCGCGTTGAAGTTAAGCGTGACGAGTGGATTAAAGACAAAGACGAGGTCGTAGGCCAAAGCATTAAAGCGCGTACATTGAAAAACAAGACTTACCGACCATCACAAGTTGCAGTTGTTGACTTTTATTTCACCAACCACGAAGGTTTTTCTTTGGGCTCTTTTGACGTTGTTAAAGACATGGTCAATATTGCCACTGTTGTTGAGATCATTACCAGGTCAGGAGCCTACTACTCATACAACAAAGAACGTTGGCAAGGTAAGGACAAAATGGTTGCCGCATTCCGCGAAGACCTTACAATGCAGAAGAAGCTTAAGGCTGACGTTGAGAAACATTTTGGTATTAAACGATGATTTTAGGTCGTGATCCCGACAAAACCCGTAAATTGTTAAAGAAGTCCAAGAAACAAGAAATCAGGACAGCTGACACTTACAGAGGTTCTCGTAATGCTCAATCAGGCGCTGGTTGGATGCGCAAAAACGACGTTAGAAGCCATAACTTTCTGATTGAAAATAAACTGACCGGTAACCTCAAAGGAATAACTTTAAAAGCTTCAGATTTAATAGATCTTCGAGAACGAGCCATCTTAGAGGATCGCACCCCTGTACTACAGTTTGATTGTGCCGGTAGACGGTACGTTGTTTTGTCCGAAGACGATTTTTTAGGAATGATTAATGAGTAACACCGAATCTTATAAAAAACTTCTTACGATGTCTGGCGACGTTCTTCCTGTTGTTGCCGTTCAAATGCTTCGCAATCAAGAGTTGCGTGATGAGCAACGAGACTTCAAACACCTGCATCCAAGCGAGTTGTCAAAAAAAGATTGGTGTCCACGTGCTTCGTGGTACACAATTACCGCTGATGAAAAGCCGCCTATTAAACCAATGTCATACCAGCGTCTTAATATTTTTGCTGAAGGTCACGCAATCCACGCAAAATGGCAAAAATGGATGTGGGAGGCGGGTGTATTAGAGGGCCGATGGTATTGCCGAAATTGCGGACATCGATGGTGGGATGTATCACCAAAAAGTTGTCCAGACTGTAGCGCTCTTACCCACAATATTGTTTATGACGAAGTCCCAATCAATGATGACAAACACATGATTCTTGGACATGCCGACGGCGTATTCACTACCGGTAAGAAAAGGGCTTTAATTGAAATCAAATCCATTGGAATGGGAACCATTCGCATGGAAGCACCAGATACCCACAGACAGTATTCTGATGGTCAGTTGACATATGACGGAGTGTGGAAAGCCTTGCGTCATCCATTTGCCACCCATATTCGACAAGGCATGCTCTACATGCACGCCACCGGCATTCATAAGCTGATTTTTATTTACGAGTGGAAAGCATCCCAGGAAATAAAAGAGTTCTCAATTGAGTACATGCCAGAATTGATAAAACCAATCCTTGACAATTGTTTGAGGGTGAGAGACGCTATTGAGGATGGTATTCCACCAGAACGCCCGGCGTGGGCAGAAACACCAACCCACACGGCCTGCAAAAGTTGTCATTACAACAAACAATGCTGGAAAGGATAAGCATTATGTCCATTGAATCCCTTGAAGTTGAGTACTCTGATTTTCACAAACACTTTTCTTTGCCTTCCAGACCCGGCAATGGGATTCCTGAAATCCCATTTAATCTTGATGATCTGACCGATTCTCAGTTGATGTCTTATTATTCCCAATACACGGCATGGCTCAATTACTCCAAATCTCAACTTGTTTTGGCAGAGATTGCGGAAGAAAACGCTTCTAACGATTTAGATTTTGCAAAAGCAACTACGTTGATTAACCAATGGGATTCCAAAACTAAAGGTGAATTGGTTACTATTGCTAAAGCCAAAAGCAGTGTGTCTGAGATCGTGATGAACGCCCAAAACGCCCATACCAAGGCTCGTGCGTATCGCAAACTTGTTGATACAGTATTTGATCGATGTGAACGTGGCTCTCACCTCTTGTCAAGAGAGCTGAGTCGTCGCATTAGTATTGCCCCGCATGAAAAGAAGTTGTACAAATACATTCCATGATTAAAACACGCTGCTTAACATGCGGGACAGTGGTAGAACATAAACCACGGCAAATCATGGGCTGTGGTTGCGACCCAGACGCCCCCACTTGGGTGTACATTGAACTTGATGGTCGCATTCGCGGATTTAGCCAGGCAAAATGGGAAGTGATTGACGATGGGAAACAAGAACAAGGCTAAAGGTACTTCTTTTGAGACTGCCATTCGTGAGTACCTTAACAACAACGGTTTTGCAAAAGCCCACCGTACCGCGTTAGAGGGTGGTCAAGACAAAGGGGATATTCACGGCGTAGAGCAGACCATTCATAGTCTCGGCGGTGTTACTATTGTTCGAAAAGCCTGCATCCAATGCAAGAACCAAAAAACATTTAAGTTAAGTGAGTGGCTTAATGACACCGTGGAGCAAGCTACTCGTTTAGATGATGCTCTACCCATATTGGTTGTCAAACGACCCGGAAAAGGTGATAAAGCATTAGGAGACTCCTATGCCGTAATGCGCCTGTCTGACATTATTGCTATTTTAAAAGATGCGGGATTCTGCTAAACTTGTTTCTAAGTTTATTGTCAGGAGACAACGTGGCTGAACAACAAGTTACAAAAATTGAAGATGTCTTGAAAGTTTCAGGAAGTAGCAACCCCCAAAGCGTTGGCTCTATTTTGGCTCGGGCCATTGTTGCTGGACATTTTCCAAAAATGCGAGCCATTGGTGCAAGCGCTGTTAATCAAGCCGCTAAATCCGCCGCCATTGCACGTGGTTTTGTCGCCCCCCGTGGAATTGACCTAACTTACATTATTGGCTTTGATGATATTATTGGAGAGAACGGGGAAAGCATTTCTGCTATTTCCTTTAAACCGGTTGTGAGGTAATTTATGCCGCTGTTTCGACACAAGGGTCACCACGGCGGACGCTACGACGATCCGCATGGCGTGACCAAGCCAGCTCCTGTTAGTAACAAAGAATCAGTATATGACGCAGTCAGGCGTGGCGATGCCCGACCGTATGTCAAGCCTGATGGCACCACTGGTTACAAAGTAACAATTGATACCGAAGCGGCCCCAAGCAAGTGGGTCTTGCCCGAAAAAGAACAACGTCGCAAAGACAAGGCTATGAAGAAGATTAACAAGCCCAAGGAACGCGCCGAATCACAACGACGTGGTCTCGTATATGATCGTGCTCGTGCGGACGAAGAACGTCGACTTGACACTTATGGCCAAAACACTCTTAAAGAGGGCAAAGATGGACGTATAACAAAGGTTGCCAAGGGTGGCGTTGCTGGGGCGTACATTGAAGGTGGGTTTAAAGGCGTTGAAAAATACGATAAGAAAACCTATGGGAAAAAGTCGCGTCCTGAACAAATAAAAGCTCTTGACGAAAAAGAAGCTCACGAAGAAAAGAGGAAGCAAGGCGAATATCATAAAGATGTTCGAATCTAACTTTTAACATGGGTTTTATTCGCAAGCACGATCAACCAAAAGGCCAAATCACCGATATCAACGAATATCGGGGTAGGAAAGCCGCTGCGCCAAAGGACGCGTCTCTCAATCCGTCTCCCGATTATCGCGTTAAAGACATTGATCCATTAGAGTCTCACTATCAAAGTCAAGTAGATTTGCCAAAACAAGGTATGAAACGACCAAGCGCGGCCTCTAGACCGACGACAAGGTCAATCAAAAACTTTAAAATGTTTGTCTCAGAATCTTCAACGGCAACAATGGATTGGATGGCTAAAAAACTTGGTTTGTTGGGTGAAGATAAGACGTTGTTTACTGATGAGCCGTTTGGCGCATGGACCGGTCAAAAAGAAAATTGGCAACACAATCCACGATCAAATGAATATCACAGAAAAGACACGGGCCCGAACACAGAAGCTTTAAAGGGACGGTTGAAGGGGAAAAAGGGAGGCGCTGGTAAACCGCCCAAGCCACCCAAGAAACCACCGACTTTTAAAGACCCGTATCCAGAAAAAGACCCCTATTGGCACAAGGGTGACGATGATGACTACCCAGCAGCCTAAAAAAAAGAAAACTGCAAAAAAGAAAGCCAAGCCCAGGCCAATTTCTTCTGCTGCCGGGGCTGGCGGTGGTTTTATGACATCTATGGGCGGTAGGGGATGAAATGAGTCAACAAACCCAAGCGTTTGCTAACTGGAATAACCCCAGCATGCCGCCGGATGCCGGATCACAACCCTTGATGGGTCCGGCCCCGGTGTTTCGTAGTGCCAAAGATTATCAACTAGCCGGGTATCGAACTCTACAAGATACGACGTATCCAGACGGATACCTCGGCACAATGTCGTCCAACCGACGACAAGACAAAATTCTTGGAACACTCAGCCGAATGAATGCTCGCCAATATTCGCGTGGTGTTCACAAAGGCGAACGTATTAATCAAGGTGATTACCTATGGCCAGATGAATTTAATTTGTACACAGGCCTTAAATACCAACAAGCAGGTATCAAGTTCTCACCCCCAGGGGCTGAGCCTGTGCGTCTAACCAACGATGGAAAGGTTGGCCCCAAAGGGCTTCCTCGAACCACAGATCAGGAAGTGCCCGCTGAAGTCAATGCTCAACGTCGTGCGCAACTACAAACGCTACGACCCACTTGGAGATAATTGTGGCTCGTAAAGGCACAAGCAAATCTTTGAAACGTTTTGACGTTGCTCCAGAGTATCTCTACCCGGTTAGCCACACGGCGATGACTGTAGCAGCCCACTATTTGATGGATGCAGAAAACTATAAACAAGACATCAAAGATTCTCAAAACTTTGAAGATGAAGACGCTACATGGGTATCCCGTCATCATTTTGCTAACCCAAATTGGGGTGAACCATGGGACATGACCAAATACTATTACAAAGGTACAAGTCTTGACGACAATCCTAGGCATATCCCCAGTCTTGAAAAAGAAGCACAATTATTGTTATCAGGAAAAAAGTTGCCACAAACACAAGCCTATTATTCTTCTGGCATAGAAGAGGCTGCTACTGACGATTACTACAATCGATACCACAGGAAAAAAACTGGTGGACATCACGTAGGAAAGAATTATTACCCAAGAAGAAGCACCCACCAAGCTTATATTGATCAAATAGCTCGATGGGGATACAACGAGCAAGATTTTATGACAAAGGATCAACTCCCCAAAAGTGGTGCTAAAAATAAAATAAAGTTAATCGATGACAATCCAATGGACACCCTTTCTTGGGACACCACCGCACATAAGGTAATTACTGGAGAAGTTCTTGAAAAGGGTTTTGCGGCGCTACCAGCACAACGTTTTCCTTCAAACAAGTACGAGCCATTTCCAACTTACACACCGGAGTACCGAGGGTTTATACAACACCAATATGACCGTGTTCAATCTGGACAACCTAAAATCACCATTGAGGAATACGTAACTAACCACGTCCCAAACCATGATGCCCTACGGCGCAACGTAGAAAAGAAAAATGCCACTAAGTCAAAAAAGAAGCCAAAGTCTAATTCAGCGAAAACCGAAAAACCAAAAGCTGAAAAGACAAAAGCCCCATCAAAACCCTTGTCCAAGAACCAATTTGGCGGGGACCGTGGAGCAGAACAGCTAAAGCTTTTTTAATGATATTCTGGAGTATCTATGGCTGAAACTAAAAAATCAAAAAAACCATCGTTAGCTGATGGTGTTAAAAACAAGCGACTGGCACACCTTATTAGGACGCACGAACGAGTTGTTAAGGACGTTGGTAAGGCCTATGGTACTGGAGAAGGACTTACGGGTGAGAAAGCAAAAGCACATCAAGAACTTCTCAAAAGAGCACATGCTTCCCATAAAGAACAACTTAATGATCTTCTCAAACCTGGAAAAGAAGAAGAATTTAACGAAGAAGATCGAGAAGTAAGAGAGCGCAAAGCAGCCGAGCGAAAGGAAAAGGCCGTGGCAAAAAAGAATGAGAAGCCTGCAAAGGGAGAAGGCAAACCAGTAAAAGAGGAAAGCAAGCCAACACCCGAACCTGCCACCGAAAAGAAAGGACCAGGTCGCCCCAAAAAGACCACCCCAGCTGTCGATGCCGCAGTTGAGAAAGCATCTGAATCAATGGCAAAGAAAGACAAGCCCGCAAAGAAAGACACGCCCGCAAAGAAAGACAAGCCCGCAAAAACCGAAAAACCAACAAGCGAGAAAACTCCTACAGCTAATAAAAAGGACGATAAAGACCAACCGTCGGGTCCCCGCAACTTTGGCGCAAAGAAAGAAAAGAGCACCATTTGGGACGATGCAAAAGCAGCTGGTGGAGGTATGTCGTGGGGAGAACTTTCCGGCGATGAAAAAACGGGTGGAGGAACTGGTAAACCCAAGAACTTTGGAGCAAAAAAGAGGGGAGATGGTGGATATTGGGAAGAAGAGCGTAAAGCATCTGCCGCCCGAGCCGAAAAAGGGAAAAAGCAAGGTTCTTTTGATGAAAGCTCTTTTGATCAAGTCAAGCGAGACAATTCCGATGACATGGGCACATTTCGTAAGCCGGAAGGTGTAAATGTTGAGGCTGTTAATCCAACGGCAAAACCCGACGCAGCAAAACCCGACAAAAAAGGACTGGGACGTCTTCGAGGAACACTGACCAAGATTGGTAAGTTTCTTGAAGGCTCTGAAAAAGAGGCACGAAAGAAGGGAGAAGCAGCAGCTGCTGGCTCTCCTCCGCCAACCCCTCCCACGCCCCCTGCCGCAGGTGGCGGTGGAGCACCGCCGCCTACTCCTCCGTCAGGTGGTGGGAAACGTGTTCCAAAATCTCCTGCTCCAGCATCTCCTGCTCCAGCATCTCCCGATCCAGCATCTCCCGATCCAGCATCTCCCGATCCAGCACCTCCTGCGGATGGTGGATACCCCACCCCAGGTGGCCGATCCCGAGCATTTCAAGGCGGACACTCTGCATTTAACAATGTAGGAGCGGTTCAAGACATACGCATTGGCGGAGACAACTCTGGCGATATTACTGGTGGTAGTCCTTTCTCGTCTAATAACCAATATCTCCCCGGAAGCTACGGTGGTGTTGGCGGCGGCGGTGGCGGTGCAGCAACAATTACCAACAGTGGTCGTGCAACAGGCGGTGGCAAAGGACCCACAATTAGTAATAGTGGAGCTGCTCGTGCACATCCACGAGCCAAAAATGCCACACGAGGCGGCAGACGCACAACTAGAAGTAGTTAACTAAAGAAACAAGCGAAAAAGTAATGACACGTGGTAACGACGAGCGCCATAATGAAAATCGGAGACCAAAGCGTGAAATGCGGCCTATTTCAGGAATGGGTTTTGACCCATGGCCCCATTACACCCATAGAGAGGTGCTAATTTCTCCAGAAGTTCGTCCAAAAATGAGAACTAATATGGGCAGCAAAAAACGACATACTGCTGGTCCTCTTCAAGTTGTCGGGTATAATGTGACTCTTGAGTTTGATGAACAACCAAAGACGGTAGATAGTTACAAAACTTTTCCATTTACATCAGCAATTCAAGCAGTACGTTATATTGATGACCACTTTAATGCAGGGGCTACAGCAAACGAAGGTAAACTATTAACAAAAAGAGAGTATGTTGGAAGAATTGGGAGAAGATAAGTGACTAAAAAATCACCTGCATGGCAACGCAAAGAGGGTAAAAACCCTGAAGGTGGGTTGAACGCAAAGGGCCGCGCCTCAGCAAAAAAAGAAGGGCACAACTTAAAACCACCGGTGTCCAGGGAAGAGGCATCTAAATCTGACGCAAAAGCAAAGCGTCGTAAGTCTTTTTGTGCTCGAATGGAGGGCATGAAAAAGAAAAACACGTCGTCTAAAACCGCACGTGATCCAAATAGCCGTATTAACAAATCACTCAGAAAGTGGGATTGCTAAATGTCAAAGAAAAAAGTTTGGGATAAAAAGAACCCCAAGAAAAAGTCAGAGAAGTTGAGTCCTTCTGAGAAGGCTGAGGCAAAGGCCCGTGCAAAGAAGGCGGGCCGCCCCTACCCCAACCTCGTGGACAACATGGCGGTTGCCAAAAAGAAAAAGTAATGGCTGTTGATAACTACCGATCCCGCCGACCATGGCAATCACG